CCCGGTTACCCGGAAAGTCAATCGAGAATTTCCATTTTGTCGTCCGTCGAGGACACCCCACGTCCGATAACTCGGCGGAATCGTTAACGAAACACAAAATTGACTAACCGGATTTTGTCTAACCGTGAGCTAATAGGCCCGAAATCCTGGACTCATAGACATCAGCGAGGGATTGCTAGACAAAGGCAGGGGTAACATGACGCTTAACTAATCATCGGAAGTTAAGCACGATGCATTATGCCTAATCATTCCAATGGCTTACGGTCAATGGTCTTTTTGTTGTACCTTGGGGCTTCCCGCATATTTGCTTACCCCCCGGTGGCCCTCCCCCTATATATATAGACTGTGCACACGGTCCTGGCCCTCCCCTCCCCGTGAAGAGAAAATTAAGGAACCAAGTGGTAACCTTAATGGTAACCAGGACTAAGGGTGGGTAATCACTAGGAAATCAGCCGTTCATTGATATATATATGTCTGGTTAAACAGTAATCAGTAATTACTCTCAGTAGGCGGTGTCTACTGTATTCCCCTACCCCCCTCGTACACCCTTACCCGTAGCCGAGCCGGAGGGGGTTGACAAAAAGTTAAGCAATGGTTATCGTACGCTCATGGCGCGGCAGATGGACCGTGGCCGACCCCCGACGTAGAAGGAGGACCGACGATGGCAAAGATCTACAAGTTCCCCGAGCTGCCTACAGGCATGACCCCCGGAGAGCCCGCCCCCGGTGCAGAGGCTTTCCAGCGGGGCTGGGAGGCAGGATGCAGGCATGGGGCCTCGCTGCAGCTGAGATGGATGATCGACAGGATGCAGGCGGCGCTGACGGCGATGGAGGAGACGACCATAGAGGAGGGCGAACGATGACGATGGTACGAGGACAAAACTTCAACCACCCGGTGGCGGGGAGCAGCGTGTTCGTGGAACCGATCAGGGACCCGGCCAAGATCGCCGAGATAAAGGCCCTGCTTCGGTCCTCGCCGCGTAACCTCGCCCTGTTCACCCTCGGCATCAACACCAACCTGCGGGTGAGCGATATACTGAACATAAGAGTAGGCCAGGTACGCGGCCTGGCAGAGGGGGCGCACCTGACCCTCACCGAGAAGAAGACGGGGAAGAAGAGGCGGATCACCATGAACTCCGCCTGCATCGAGGCGCTACGGCCCTGGCTCCGTCAGCTCCCCCTCGCCGAGGATAGACATTTCCTATTCGTCAACCTGATGACTGGTCGCCCGCTGTCGGTCCCGTCAGTGTGCAACCTGGTGAAGGACTGGTGCCGGGCGGTGGGGCTGGAGGGGAACTATTCCTCCCATACCCTGCGCAAGACCTGGGGCTACCACCAGTACCATACGTTCGGCGTACAGCTGCCGCATCTGATGTGGTGCTTCAACCATAGCTCCCAGCGCCAGACGCTGGACTACCTGGGCATCCAGCCGGATGATATTGACCGTGTGTACAGCAACGTGATATAGACCACAACAGCGGGCACCTGTTCCTCCCTGGCCCCCTTGGTACCAACCTCGGGGGCCTTCTTCTTGCCCTATACCATAGGAATCTCCTATCCTCTCCATAGATTTCCCCTATACCACTATTGACACTGCCATTCCACCATCGGTACTTTGTTGCAAAATGCAACATAGCACGGTCAGTATTGTTCCAAAATGAAACATCTCGGGGTCAGTCCGGGTGTTCATCCCCCGCCCCGAGTTGGCGGAGCAGTCTAACGGATTGGCGCTAAACCGACCACATACCTCATTCCCAACGCCCCCCGACCGGAGAAGGAGGCGGTGCACAGCCAGCAAGGATGCACCGCCTCCCTCTCTGCCTCCCAGCTACGATGAACTAGAGGCGATACTACGGGCTTCAACACGCCGTGAGGCCGATTTCAAGCTCAACGTACCATCCGACTACGACCCCTATATCCGCCCCCCTGAAGTCCTCCCACCGTACAAACGGAGCCGGGAGGATGCGCTGCTGGCGCTGGAGAAGTACCACGGGCTGTACGCGCCGCCACTGAAGGGCTGGAGACAGATCAGCGAGTTCTTCGGCATGGCTACGGCTACATTCCGCAGACGGCATGGGAAAGAACTCCAGGCGCTGGGGGTGGTGTTCGACGCACAGCAATCGGACAAAGCGGGGGTCAGGCAGTGGGCGTGGCCTAGCGAGTTGATACTGTGGACCGCATGGAAGGCGAGGCGGGGAGAGTTGATCTAAGGAGAGGACGAGGGAGGACACCGTGGACTACGACCAGTTGAAGAAGGACATCATCGAGGATGAGGGCTATGTGAGGACACCGTACCCGGATACCAAGGGGATACTGACCGGGGGCGTCGGTCACAACCTCGTTGCCCACCATGCCGACCCCTCGGACATAGCCACATGGAAGGCCAACGGCATCCCCGATGTCGTGATAGATAAATGGTACCAAGACGACGTGTTCGACGCCATAGAGGTGGTGAAGGCCATCTTCGGCGACGTGGAGGCATTGCCAGACCCCGTGGCCAGGGCGTTGGTCGACATGGCGTTCGACGTTATGTGGGAGCTGCGTGACTGGCACCATCTGAAGGCGGCGGTAAGCAGCGCAGACTGGCAAGGGGCGGCGGACTCGATCATGAACAGCCAGTGGGCGCACGAAGGCAAAGGTGGCTACAACCGATGCCGACGCAACGCCGACCGTATGCTGCAGGCATTGGATTCCCCAGCGGCTGCATAGGGCAGCTGCATACATAGGTATTAATTGCAAGGAGGATGCCAACATGAAGAAGATGTTAGTGGTAGCGATGGTAGTAGCAGCTGTGGCGTTGTCAGGGTGTACTTGGCTCCATACTGAGGAAGCCAAGATCGTAACCGAGGTCAAGTCCATCGACTGGAGCGCTGCAGCCACCTACTGGCAGAAGTTTGTCGCCGGGGTGAACGAGTACGCCCCAGTCGCTATGGCGATCTTCAAAAACGACGACACCACGTTCGGTAAGATCGTAACCGGCGTCAACGATGCCAATGCCGTGGTGAGCGACTTCTCCACCACTGCAGCGTCGTACCAGGCCGGGACTATCGACGAAGCCACGGTTATTGCCGCAGCCAAGGATGTAGAGACTAAGGTGATGGATGTAGCGGGGTTGATGGCCAAGGCCAAGGCCAAGGCAGCTACGTCTACGGTAAACCCTACCGTATCAAAGTAGGGGGTGTGGGCGAGACGTACCCGGCGTGGCTCCTGAATGTCGACCCGGTGATCTATGGGACCGATAGCAACCTGCCCTTCTGGTTCGGGGTTGACGCCGAGGGGGACAGCCTGGTTGGGGCAGCCAAGCCCAGTTGGTACATCGAACTACCCGTCTACAAGTGGTGAGGAGGGCAGTATGGGCATCGAACAAACAATCATCGACTCGGTAATCGTCCCCGTTATCATGCGCACCCTCGATGTCGAGGAGCATGAGGCGCTGAGGATTGTCGAGTGTATAGACTTGAGGAAGCTGGGCCAGGTGTTGAAGGAAGACGGGATTACCGAAGTGTACGGTATCAACGTCCAGATGTTCCTCGACGCCGTGGCCGAAGAAGAGGGGGCGTAGGATGGAAACGCGTGTTGCCCTCTGCGGCATCATTCTGATCGTTCTGGTGGCCATCGTTGTGGGCGGTTGGGTGAAGATCGACTACACCAACATTGCTCTGACCGGTATAGCTGGCCTCGGCGGCTACCTTGGCAACGAGGTGAAACATGCTCTCACTGATAAGGTCCCTGACAAGCCGACTATCTCGTAAGAAGAAAGGAACCACCATGAAAGTCGCAATCCAACCCGGCGTTACCGAAGTGGAAGTATCCGGCCTTCTTCCCGGCCAGACGGTAAGCGTTACCGAGACCAACGCAGCAGGGGTTAGTCCGTCAGCTAGTTACACGGCCCCTGCACCCTCGGCACCGCCTGCTGAACCAACAGTCACGGACTAGGACAGCCCCATGCCCCCTACCAGCGAGAATCAGAAGCGTTTCATGCAAGCGGTGGCGCACAGTAAGAAGTTCGCCAAGAAGGTGGGGGTGAGCCAGGAGGTGGGGAAAGAGTTCTCCGGGCCTGTTAGGAAGAAGAAGAGGACTAAACGCAAACGCTCAACCTAAACGTCGAGTGCCCTGGGAACCCCTGGCTGGTGCCGTCCTCCCACCTTCCAGCCTGGGGCACTCTCGAAAGTAACCACGATGAAAGACAAAGTCGAGATCAACGACGAAGACATACGCGACTGGGAACAGTTCCGTGGGGAAACCCCCATGCAACGAGCCCTGGCCAAGTACGACCTCACCCCCGACCTCATAGCCCGGCGCTTGGCCGGGGAGCTGGAGGCTACGTTCCAGAAGGCACAGGTGGGGAAGAAGACAGAGATTGGTGTCGATGGCCAGATCCGCTCCGTGGAGCATTGGTCCTACAGCGACCCCATGGTGGACTGGGTCATCCAGCAGAATGCCCGACGGGATCTGGTGAAGTTGTGGGGGGCAGCGCCGAAGGAATCCCTCGGTGATGATGCTACACCACTGGTGGTGAAGCTCAAGAGCGGAGAGGACGAATAGTTTGGACCAAGCATACACGAAGGAGTTGCCATGCCAACGGTGACGCTACCTTATAACTGGACGCCTCGTCCCTACCAGAGACCTCTATGGAGATACCTGCGTAGTGGCGGTTCCCGTGCGGTCGAGGTTGCTCATCGCCGTTGGGGCTGACTGGTAAAGACGAAGTAGCGTTGCACAATGCAGCGGTGGCGGGGCACGAGAGGATAGGCAACTACTGGCATATGCTGCCTCAGTATGAGCAATGCCGTAAGGCCATCTGGGACGCGGTCAACCCCCACTCGGGTATCCGCCGCATCGACGAAGCCTTCCCGCCTGCCATCCGTCGGAGAACGTACAAACAGCGGATGCTCATAGAGTTCCGGTGTGGGTCCACGTGGCAGTTGGTCGGCAGCGACAACTACGACAGCTACTTGGGCAGCCCCCCTGTAGGAGTTACGTTCTCCGAATACGCCCTCGGCGATCCCCTTGCCTGGGCCTATATCCGCCCCATCCTTGTCGAGAACAAGGGCTGGGCGCTGTTCATCTACACCGCTCGTGGTGACAACCACGGTCGACGCCTGTTCGATATGGCAAAGGAAAGCTCCGACATGGGGGGCGAGTGGTATGCGGGGTTCTCCACCGCCGCCGACACCAACGTCTTCACCCCCGACCAGCTCGATACCGAACTAAAGGAGCTGTGTGCGGAGTTCGGACCGGACGAAGGCCAGGCGATATTCAATCAGGAATACTTCAACTCCTTCCGTGGAGCTATGCCTGGGGCGTACTACAGCAAGGTTATGGCCGAGGCACGGCTCGACGGTAGGGTGTCGTTTGTACCGTATAGACCAGGGTATAAGGTCCATACCTTCTGGGACCTTGGCAGTGACGACTCGACCACGATATGGTTCATGCAGCAGATAGGGCAGGGGTTCTTCTTCATCGACTACTACGAGAACCGCCACCAGGGGTTGGACCATTACGCCCACAAGCTGTTCACCGATCTGCCTTACATCTACGGCGACCACTACATGCCCCACGATGCCATGAACACCAACCTGCAGACCAACAAGACAACCAAGGACTACGCCGAGGATCTGGGGATAAAGCCCATCATTGTCGTCGACAAGCCCAACGATAGCCAGGATGTGATTGCCGGGATCAATCAGGGCAGGCGCATCTTCGGTCAGTGTTGGTTCGATGACAAGAAGTGCGAGACGGGGCTGTCGGCGTTGGCCAACTACCGGTCCCAGTATGATCCAAAGAAACGCAAGCCTGGCAACTACCCGGTTAAGGATTGGTCCAGCCACGGGGCGGATAGCTTCCGGGTGTTCGCTACGGGGTATTCACCAAGGGCTAAAGTTGAGACTGTCACCGAGACTATGAACCGCCTCGGAATGAGGCTGGGGTAAGGGGGCATTGCTATGAGGTCAATAGGAACATCACAGTTTGGATGGCCGGTGGGGTCGCTCCCCCAGGCCGACTACATCAACTCCATGACGCTGTCGGCCAACACGGCGGTTACACAGGCGATACCGGCCAACGCCTCGTTCGTCCTCATCTCGGCATCTCAGAACGTCGACGTGATGGTGTGTCTGGGTGGGGTACCCGGTGGGCTGGCAGCCAACACGGCAGCCACATCCCCGGCATCCATATCGAACCTTGCCAACGGGACCTGTTTGGGCGAGCTGAACCCGCTGCTGCGCCAGCTGGGCGGGGCGACCACGATCAGTGTATGCGCCGCCAACACCTGTGAAGTGACCCTGGCGTATTACAACTAGGGAGGGGGCGATGAGTAGTTATTCCGGAGACTTGACGTGGGAAGCATGGGCGGGGGCGTTGACCAACGCTGGGAATACCGTCTTGGGTGATATCCAGGCAGCATATGAGTGGTATCAGAAATGGTATGCACTGACGTATGGCCTAAGCATGGCACAGATACAGGCGCTGCCGCAGTTTGCAGGCAGGAGTACCGCCGACATCCAGGCGATGCAGTACGGCTGGGGGGTGTTCCTGGATCTGTACAACGCCTTGAACAATGTGGGGGCACTACCCCAGGCCAACCGGCAGGGGTATTTGGTTCCGTTTCTGAGCTAGGGGTGGGGTGCTATGAGAGAACTCTTCCTTGCACTTTGCGTGGTATTTCTGTTTGCTACGTCCACATTTGCTGCAAACTACTACGCCCCAACGTCAGGTGTTGCGAACTGGCAAACAGCTACCTGGGCCACCTCCCGGCCAGTCCCACTACCGGTAGCCTCTTCCAATACATCCAGGCGCTCAAGTGGTCCCTGGTCAACCAAGTCAGCATCACCGACGCCAACGGCTCGGCGGTATTCCTGAAAGACGACAGCCTGACTCAGGCAGCCAACATCACCAACTGGGTCACCGACAACTCCACCACAACCGTACGCCTCAAGGTGCTATAGCCATGACTCTACCCGACTTCCACGAACTATTCGCTCCGTACACAACCCACGGGGCAACGCTCGACGGCACCAGGAAATGGCTGGTGAAGAAGGCAGGGGAGCTTGGCATCCCGGAGAGCACGGTGGACCAAGTCATCGCCGAGACAATGCTGGAGCTGGCGCAAGGCAAGACTTTCCTCCACCCGTGCCCCTGCTGCAACCTTACCGACATCCACACCACCATCGAACACTACATGCGGGATCGGATGGTGGAGATGCACAACACAGCGCATAGAACGATGCTGGAGGTGTTGCAGGAGTACCTGAATCAAGCTATTGCCAACCACGTGGAGAGGATGAAGCCGCCTGAACCCGAGCCGGAGCCTGAGCCTCTACCAGAACCCGAGCCTGAGCCCGTGCCTCCTCCACCGCCCCCTGCTCCCTACCAGCCGCCCCCCACCCGGTGGGACCGCTTCATGACCTGGCTCTACTGGACGCCGGATGAACTTTAAAGCCATCGCATCGTGGGGGGTGGCACCGTCGTCGGTCACCACCACACTGGGCCACATCCCCTACGCTGCCTCCTGGGGGCTTCTGGGATCGCTCAACCCACCAATCATCATCCTCGGGGGCGAGTGTCTCTACTTCACCAACATCACACGGTACACGCATAGACCGAGACAGAGGGGGATGTAGATGAGGATAGCAGCGATAGCGGCAGTGATAACGGTCCTGTGGGCGACTCCGGTGTTTGCAGCGCCCTTCCTCGTCTGCGACCCTTATCCTGGGGCTGACTACTTCGTTGTAACCGGCCTTCCGGCAGCGATCAGTGCATCCAACTGCCCACCCGACCCAACGGGCACGTACGGGACTAAGCTCGACCTAGCCACCCTGGCGGTCGGCTCCTACACGGTAACCATCCAAGCCTGTTCCAACATCTGGGGGTGTACGCCAGCGTCAAGCCCTTTGGTATTTCCGAGGCCGAATCTTGGACCGTCCCCGACCAATGGACGGTTGGCCATCAAGTAATCTGGGGAGTCAGGCAATGAGAGAAGCATCGGTATACCCGCCCCCGGCATCAGTACCGGTGGTTGACAAAGACGGTCGCCTCACCCAGCCATGGCATACGTTCTTCACAGCACTCATGGACGCTCCCACGGTCCAAGGCATGGTGGCGGGCATGGGGTCTACGTATGGTGCCCACGTATCCACCCTGACATCAATAGCCGACCCTACCGCCGAGGATATCGAGACCCTCCACTGGATGCAACCGGGGGTATAGAGAGGACATCACCATGGCATACACGCCAGCAAGGCCGATCCCAGGTGTGGCGCTGAGCAACGTCGCCACTACCTACTACACCGTCATAGCCCCGTACAACGCCGTCATCATCAAGGAGATCACCGTGTGCAACACCGGGGCCAACGCCGCCAACTTCTGCTTCTACGTCGTCCCGGCCAACGGTACCGCCAACGCCGGTAACGCCGAGTTCAACTCCGTCACCCTCCAGCCCAACGAGACGAAGATATTCCACCGAACATCCATCGTCCCCGTTGGCTACACCATCCAGGCCAACTGTAGCGCCAACGCCAACATCACCCTGTCGGTCAGCGGGATGTACCAGAGTTAGGAGAAGGACGTGCCGGTACAAAGCACAGCAGCCACGGTTGTAGAAAACTCCTCGATAAGCTCGGTGGGTGCAACAGGCATCATCAACGCCACCTTCCCGGTGGGGGCGGTATACTTGGTGTCGAGTAACACCAACCCCGGCACTCTGCTTGGTGCTGGCTCCTGGTCGGCTAACGGTACGCTTCTTACAACCGGCACCGCCACCACCCTCTACGTGTTCATAAGGACGGCATAATGCAGACGCAGCTAAAGACTGGCGGTGGTCAAGAGACCAAAGAGGAGAAGTTCCTCCGCCTCGCGCAGAAGCGATTGAAGCGGTGCATCGACTCCGACGACCACAACCGCAGAGGGGCAATAGAGGATCTGAAGTTCCTGAACGGGGACATGTGGGATCAGGCGGAGTTGCAGCGTCGGGCGGCATCGGGGAGGCCAGCATTGAAAGTACCGCTGCTTCCCAAATTCGTAGATCAAGTTGTGGGTGACCAACGCCACAACCGCCCGCGTATCAAGGTCCAACCCCTCTCCCCCGACTCCTCCCCCCACGTGGCCAAGATATACGAAGGTCTCATGAGGACGGTGGAGTACGTGAGCAATGCCGAGACCATCTACGACCAAGCGTTTGAGCAGATGGTCAGTGGCCGCTACGGTGCCTGGCGCTACCTCACACGCTGGTGCGAGGACAACCCCTTCGTACAAGAGATATTCATCGAGCGTATCCCCAACCCAATGACGGTATACCTGGACCCGGACGCAAGGGACATTACCGGCCTCGATGCAAAGTACGCCTTCATCCTCGACACCGTACCTCGCAAGGAGTTCGAGGAGCGCTACCCCGATGCCAAAGTCCCTGGCCAGATGCTAGAGCGTATGCCTGCAGGATTGGCGTTCGAGGGGTGGTATGACCAGGACAACGTAACCGTAGCCGAATACTTCCTCCTCGACACCAAGAAGGTCAAACTCTGCCAGATGGAAGACGGCAGCGTGATGGAGAAGAAGGAAGCGGACAAGCTGATTAAGGAATGGAAGAAGCAGTATGAGGAAGGAGAGGGGATGGGGTTGCCACCAGGACCCCCGCTGCCTCCTCCCGGACTTCCTCCTCCGGGTGTACCGGGGACTGAGCAGCATATGGCAGGGGCAAGGGGACCTGGACCTATTCCTGGTGCAGGTGGACCACAGCCCACACCAGGTGGCGCAGGACCCATGCCCGGTGGCCCTGCACTAGGTGGTCAGCCTCAAGGCCCGCCCAAGCCTCAGCTCCCAGCCATACCCAAGCTCCCTCCTGTGCGTCCCTGCCCCAAGATCGTAAAGACGCGGCAGAGCGAGCGCACCGAGGTCCGCCACTACCTCATCACCGCCGATGAGATCATCGACACCGGGGCCAAGCTCGACTCCGACGGGGAACCGGCCAAGATGACGATGGAAGAGAAGCTGGACGGAACCCTGATCCCCGGTCGCTATATACCTATCGTACTTATCAAGGGTCGTGAGCGCAACATCGAGGGCAAGACCTACATACGCTCCCTCATTACCGATGCCAAGGACCCCCAGAAGTACCTCAACTACTGTATAACCGGCGCTGCCGAGGTGGTGTTCCTGGCACCAAAGGCTCCGTGGATCGGCACCCCCAAGCAGTTTGAAGGCTTCGAGAACGACTTCGCCTTGGCCAACGTGGAGAACTACCCGATCCTCAAGTACAACCCGGACAAGGAAGCCCAAGGCGCTCCACAGCGCAACCACCCAGGCAACCCTCCCACAGCTATCCTCAGCCAGGTAGCCGAGGCCAAGCAGAACATCACCAACGTCATAGGGATGGGGTTGTACGATACGGGGAACGAGAAGAGTCCCGAGCGTACCGGGGCAGCGGTACAGCTGAAGCAGATGCCGGGTGATATCAGCACCTATCCCCTCCAGGACAACTTGGTGCGCGGGGTTCTCAAAGGTGGCAGGATCATGGCTGCCATGATACCCGAGGTGGTCGACACAGCCCGTGATGTACGGCTACGTGGCCTCGATGACAGTGAGACCTTCGCCCCGGTCAACATGATGGTTGGGGATGTGGTGGACAGGGTCCAGGCCAACCCAGGCCGGTACTCCGGTATCGACCACGACCACATCAGCTACGTGTGGAGGGCCAAGGGACAGAAGGCGATGTTCAACGATCTGTCGGTGGGGCAGTACGATGTAGCCGTGACTGTAGGCCCGTCCTACGCCACGCAGAGGCAGGAAGCTGCCGAGGCCATGCTGCGGTTGGTCCAGGCCATGCCCCAGCGTATGCAGGTGGCAGCCGACCTCATCGTTGGCAACATGGTCTTCAAAGACAGCGAGGCATTGGAAGAACGACTGCGCAAGACCCTGCCAGCAGGCATTGCCAAGCCCAAGCCCGGTGAGGCACCGACACCACCCCCACCTCCGTCTCCACAGGTTGTTCTCCAGATGGAGAAGATCAAGGAATCCCAGCTCAAGCAGCAGGTGGCGATACTCAAGGCCAAGGAGGAGATGCTCAAGATCCTGGCAGCCCTACGCAGTGAGCAGGCCGATGTGAAGCAGATTGTGCTGAAGACCATCGCTGAACTCCACGCCCCGGAGCATCCAGCGGATAAGCTGATGCAGCCACAGGGGGGTGGGCAGCCAGGTAGACCCAATGGTGGACTGCTGGGGGGAATGCCCCAGCTTCCAGATATGAATGCCGGTATGAACTTTGAACAAGGAGGAGAGTAAGTATGGACCCGATACAAGAACCCTTGGTGGTCGGTGCCGACACCAACCAAGACCTTACCCCCGAGCCTACTCCTGATCCCGCCCCGCCCCCTACCGAGGTAGTGTTGGCCAAGCTCAAGGAGGAAAAGGAGTACTGGAAGGGCGTGGCGGATGGGCGATCCACAGCAGCCCCAGCGCCCCCGCCTATCCCGCAGGTAGCCCCTGCCCCGGTCGACCCGGAACCCGAGGTGGCGGCGGAGCCAAGGTTCGAGGACTTTTCGGACCCAGGTAAGTTCTACGCCGCCCAGACCCGCCACCTCCGCTCCCAGCAGCAGCACGACGCTTGGCGGGATCGTCAAACCCGCAGGGAGCAGGAGCGGGTGGAGAGTGCCCAACGCACCGAACGTGAGAAGCAGCAGCGTGCGATGGAGACCTTCGAGTCAAGGTTGGCCGAGGCTGCCAAGGTCGAACCCGACATCTACACCATTCGTGAGTCGTTAGGCACCCGAGTGGCACAGCATACAGCGAGGTTGCTAATCGAATCCGAGTACGCCCCGCGTTTGCTCCGCCACCTATCCGATAACCCGGCAGTGCTGGCGCGTATCAACTCCATGGACCCCCTGGCAGCGGTAAAAGAGGTTGCCAAGATAGAGCTGGGGTTGAGCAAGGGACTTACCGACGACAGCGGTAGAGTGAAGGTGGTGTCGGATACCCCGGCCCCCGCACCCTCTGTTCCCGGCAAAGGACCCAACGTCGATGTCAGCGATCCAGGCGACCCCGATGCAGCCGGTCGCATGGACCCCAATGACTGGGTGTACAAACGCAACATGCAGGTACTGGGGAGGCTTCAGCAAGCCGATGCTGCAAGGGCATCCCAACGTAGGTAAGGACCACACTATCCACTATATCCCACTGCGTCTTGGGTTGGAGGACCCTGAGAGGGCAGAATCAAGAAGGAGAACTAAACCATGGCGTCTAAGTACATTACTCCAACCCAAGTATTAAGAGAGGCACTTCGGATTGAATGCAGTCCCCTTGAGTAGAGATGCTCATTGAAGAACGCTTTGAATTCAGAGGAACTCATGTTATGGTGAAGCAAACTTACATGGATGGGAGCCACAACATGACAACTTTGAGCGAAGCCTGGAAGTGTTGCAAATGTGATGAGTCGAGAATTGAGGAACGGTCGGCAGACTACTACCACTGCTACGCTTGCCTCAGAATATACTATGCTGAGTATAGAGCCAAGCACAGGGAAGAACTCAACGCCTACCACCGAATGCTACGGAAACGTGATGCAGAGAAGTACAAAGGGTATTCGGCCAAGCGTAGGCAGGAGAAGCTAGGTAGCATGACACCGGAACAGCTAGTAGAATTCCACCAAATGGAAGCGGACAAAACCAGACGCCTTAATAGGGTTATTAAGGATGAGGTCTTTGAACGCTATGGTGGGTACATATGTGCCTGTTGCGGAGAGACCGAGGAAGCCTTCCTCACCATCGACCATATGGACAACAATGGACACCAGCACCGGAAAGAGATGTCGAGCAATGGGCACACAGTAGGGTCCACTCAGACCTACCGGTGGCTCAAGAGGCATGGTTTCCCTCCTGGTTTCCAGGTCCTGTGCATGAACTGCCAGTTTGGCAGGAAGCACAACAACGGCGTTTGCCCACACCAGGAACGTGCGACGGCTATCCCCGGAGGGGGAGTAGGGTCAAGCGGCCCGAAGCGGAGCGGGTCCCACCAGGGATCATGACATAGCCTACTCTGCATGGTGACATGCAGCAGCCCGAAAGGGCGGGCAGGGATTAGCGACCCCTGTTGAATGCCAAGGTCTTCACAATAAATGCATACTGTTGGCTGCAAGCGACAGGCAATATTCAAAAGAGTTCGCAATTGCTGGTGCAAAAGTAGGAAATAGTATAAATGTCCGTCTGCCCAACCGCTACTATGTGTCCAGGCAGACTGCACTCCAGATGCAGGACACCCAGGAAATCATGATCCCGGTGAAGCTCACCACGCCGTATCAAGTAGGCTTGGTGTTCACCGCTCAGGATCTGCTCCTGTCCCTCGATGACTTCTCCAAGCGCATCATCACACCGGCGATGGCGAGCATGGCCTCTGCAATCGACTACGATGGCTTCTCCATGTTCAAGTCGGTATTCAACATGGTGGGGAACCCAGGATCAACTCCGGGCGTGGCAGGCGGTGTGGCAGGCAGCTTTACCGATTCCAGCTCCCCCAACATCTACCTCAACGCCGGTGTGCTGCTGAACTACATGGCAGTGCCCAAAGACAACAACAGATGGGTTATGTACGATCCCTTGGCGGAAGCGCGGTCGGCTGCGGGCTTTGCTGGACTCTTCAACCCCAGTAAAGACATCAGCCACATGTTCCTGGAAGGCGACATCCAGCGAGCCCAAGGGTTCAACTTCGCCATGGGGCAGAACATCAACAGGCTGGCGTGTGGCAATAGAGCGGGTACCCCGGTGACCTACGGGTCGCAAGCAGCGTCGGGGTCGGTGGTCAGCACCCTGGCAACGTCGGGCTGGACCGCCAACACCGTCATCAACGCCGGTGAGGTCATAAAGATCGGCACCGCCAACTCGTCCCAGGTCAACTTCGTAAACCCGGAAACCCAGCAGGATACCGGCATCCAGGCGATGTTCGTAGTTCAGCAGACTACACAGGCAAGCTCGACCGGGCTGATGAACATCCCGATCTACCCGAGCATCCAGGTAGCCAGTGTACCCCAGGGTGCCAACGCGACCTACAACACCGCTACCGGCACCGTGTGGCCCACCGACCTCACCAACCAGATCTCCAACAACCTGACCATCACCTTGTCTTCAGGGTCGGCCAACACCTCGTATCCGCAACACTTGGCCTTCCACAAAGACTGGTCGACGTTTGCCACCGCCGACTACCTGATGCCGGGCGGTGTGGACTTTGCTGCGAGGGAGACGTACGAGGGTGTTTCGATGTTAATAACTCGACAATATGATATAAACAATCTAAATTATCCTTGTAGGCTGGATGTACTCGCAGGATGGAACGTTTTGCGCCCTGAGCTTGCTGTAAGAATAACAGGATGATATAAACAATCCTATGCTTTGTGCAAAATCACCCTTGACACAATCACTAGTACGTGATACCTTCCCTGAAACTAAACTTTCAAGGAGGACGTTCATGGACGACCATAAGACGTGTTGTATCAAAGGGTGTGACCTCCCGGTAGTTGCTCTAGGGATGTGCAACAAGCATTGGAGACGCAACAAGATGTATGGGTCCCCTGTGGCCCTGAAGCAACATGGGGGAATGTACCGGGGTAAGCCCCCCATTGAGAGGTTTGAGATGCAGTTTCGGAAAGCCGGTCCTGATGATTGCTGGATATGGCTTACTAGCAAGGACCCAGATGGATACGGTAGGTTCAAGGGTGAGGCTAACGGGGTGATGGAGAAACGAGCACACAGGTTCTCCTACAGGTTCTTTGTAGGGGATATTCCTCCTGACAAGTGTGTATGCCACTCCTGTGATAACCCTCCCTGTGTGAACCCAGCTCACTTGTTCCTTGGTAGCAATGCTGACAATATCCGGGACAAGTTGGCCAAGAACAGGCACATCTCGGCAAGGGGTGTAGATCACTACAAGGCCACCCTCACAGAGGAGCAAGTGAGGGAGATCCTGAAGGACCCACGGCCCTATACTGCCATCGCCTCGGACTATGGAGTACGCTCCGGGCTGATCTCAAACATCAAGAACCGCCACATCTGGGCACATGTGGACCCTGACCTGCCAGTGGTAAAGGGCAGCAAGCGGGGCTCCGGTGCAGGAAGACGTGGAAAGAGTGAGCACATTACCCCAGAGATAGTGCGTGAGATACGATCTAGCACCCGCTCTGGGAGAATCCTCGCTGAGAAGTACGGGGTCAGTATCATGACCATCAGCGATATTCGGCGGGGTAAGTCTTGGAAACACGTTACGTAACAATGGTGGAGGACAACACCAATAACCTTTCGCCGAGGCGGGTGATACTTCCCCCGACCCGGTAAAGGATCTTCGTTATGGCTAGAAAGCTCATCACTGTACCGCCCGACGGCATGAACGTCGGTGCAAAACCTTCCGACCAGTGGGCAGGCTGGGGTGCTCCCCCGGTTCCGCAGCGCTCCACCAACATGCAGCAGGTGATCCAGGGTGGACCGATCATGGCCCTCACCTGTTATTCGGCAAACGTCGGGGCCATCGCCAACGCCACGGCCAACTACATCGCCACGGCCAATGCGGTGTGCAACGGCATCGCCACCACCGACTTCGTGGTAGCGGGCAACTGGCCTGCCGCCGTAGCCAACTGTAGCTACTTCGCCTTCAACGCCAACATTGCAGCCAGCAACGTGGCGATGGACCAGTTCAGCCCAACCACGGCAGCGGGTGCGAACGGTGCCAACGTGGCGTGGACCTTCGCAGCTCTGCGCGGTGCGCCTTACGCCACCCCGACCTGGGTACCGACAGCAGTATCGGCCAACTCCGGTAGCATCCAGACGCTGACGTTAGCGCCGACCGCCAACGCTGTCGCCACCGCCACTATCAACGCGTCAGGACAGCTCACCGCCATCACCATGAGCAACGTAGGTGCTGGCTACTGGGTGCCACCCACCGTCGTCATAACCCCGGCAGCTCCGGTCACCGACGACCCCATCTCGGCTGGCGGCACGGGTACCGCGAACGGTGCCCCGATTACGGCCAACTACTACGCCCCGACCGGTGGTGGACTTCCGCCTGCAACAGGTGGCTCCGGTGCCTCCGCCGTGGCAGTGGTGGCGAACGGCAACGTAACCGGTTGCATCATCACCAACCCCGGTTCCGGCTACACGGCAGCCCCCACCATCAGCTTCATCGGCGGGACCTACTGCGCCCCCGGCATGATGGTACAGGTGAACACCCTGGCTGCCCAGGCGAACTGTACCATTACCAACGCCTACGTGAGCAACAACAATCAGGTGACCCTGAGCTATTTCAACTCCAACACCACCGCCGCCATAACCCCGACTGCCAACAACATCCGGGTGCTGTGCTTCAACGAGTTCCCGGCTCTCTCCCCGGTGGTCAGTTGTGCGTTCAACTACAAAGACTCGGCCAACGGTACCGCCAACCAAGTGGCAGCCGCTTCAACCGCCACGCTCATCCAAGGTCTGACCTCCAATGACATCTGTATCGGAGCCACTCCGATTGCGGTTACAGACGTGCATACCTTGGTGAACAGCGGGGTGGTAGGGTCCGGGAACCTTACCCTGATTGGTACGGGCATTACCGGTGTAGCCAACATCGGTGCCGCCGCCAACTACAATGCCGGTATCTATCGTTCCACCTGCCCCGCACCGTTGAACGTCTTCGCCATGTACCTCACGGCGAACGCCAACACCATCCCGGCAAGCAACGTGTCGGAAGTCGTATACAACGTGCCCACCGGTATCACGATCCAGGCGAATGCTCCAACCTTCGTCAACTTCCTGTCCCCCGTAGCCAACCAGTTCATCGGCGGCGTACGGGCCAACTCGTCGGGCAACATCGCGGTCAACTGGGTAAACGCCACCAACACTGCAACCGCCAACCCCGGTGGATGGCTCCTGGTCGGGTCTTTCCAAACCCTCATCCCAACCGTCAACGCCAACCAGCTGTATGGCAACTGCACCCAGATGGTCTCCCAGACGATCAACCAGGTGATCGACAACATCAACGACTACCAACACGCCCTGGTCAACTTCGGCATCATCAAGGGCGCGTAAGGAGAAGGCTATGGCAATCTGGAATGGAGTGGCAATGGATCTCCTTACCCAGGTGAATGTCATTGTCGCTGCCGGTGTGGGGTCGAATAGGGCCTTGGCCGCAAACTACCAGAACACCGGCTCTACCATCCTGGTTGTCGATGTCACGGCTAATGCAGGCACTGGGGGTGCAACCACCCTCAGTATCTCCATGGGCAATACATCGAGCAACCTGAGCGTGGTAAAGACAATGGCGATAGCAAACACCACGGTAGGAAGCGTCCACTTCGTAGTCCCTCACGGCTGGTACTATCAGGCCAACACCACCGGGGGGTCCCCCACTCTTTGGTACTGGACTGAAACCCAGTAGAGGAGGGTGAGATGGCTACGGCTACGTGGACAGGAGTAGGACTGGATATCATCACCAACCTCGCCAACCAGACGGCGAACCGGGCACTGGCGACGACCTATCAGAACACGACCAATTCGTTCATGATCGTCGACGTGACCCTGACTGCCGGTGGTAGCGCGGCACTGGCCAACATTAGCGTCGGGGCCTCGCCTTCAACCCTTACGATCATCTTTCAACAAACCATCTCGGCGAGTAACTCGAACGGATTCCAGGTCGATGTGCCCCACGGGTGGTACTACCAAGTCACGGCCAACGCCACACCGACCGTGACGTATTGGTATGAGAAGTATTAGTCAGGAGTGAACCTTAATCCTTGGAGGAGGACAGCAATGGCGGCTAAGGAAAAGATCGTACTCTATACACTTGCAGTGAACAACTACTGCCCCGAGATGACAGCGATAACCTTTCCACTTATGGAATACTATGCTGACAAGATCGGGGCAGAGTTTGTTGTCATCCGTGACCGGAAGTGGCCCGACCTTCCCCCGGTCATGGAGAAGTTCCAAGTCCACGAGATGGCGCAGAAGAACGGGGCGGATTGGCATATCTACCTAGACGCTGACACCCTGGTCCATCCCGACTTCTTCGACATTACGGCGCTTCTCACCAAAGACACAACGTGTTCGGGGATCAGCTCCGACTTTACCCCGATGCGCTTCGCCCCGGATGAATACTTCCGTAGGGATGGTAGGTTCATCGGCAAGGGCAACTGGTGTGCGGTGTTTAGTAACTGGTGTCTGGACTACTACCAGCCGCCCGACCCCATGACGAAAGACCACATCATGGAGTTGGCGAGGAATATCCGGCTGACCACCGCCGAGGGGCTGAGCGGGGTGATGGAGAACCACCATCTCATCGACGACTATCTGGTGAGCAGGAATCTTGCGAGATATGGGCTGAAACACACCCTCATCGGTGAGCTGGCGATGAAGATCAACCGCCCCGACATCCCAGCCATGTTGTGGCATCAGTACCTCCACGATGCGGAGAAGAAGGTGGAGATGATGAAGCAGCTGCTTACGACTCCGCCGCTGCCGCCTCCGCAGCAGGGAGGGTGGGGGATAGGGATACCGGCACCGAGGGTGGTGGTAGCAGAGGAGGTGGCCATTGAGACCCCTGCCTGACATGTGCCAAGCTGGTATCCAGATTGAGATCACCAACCACTGCCACAACAAGTGCAGCAACTGTACACGGCTGGTTGGCCACCACAAGAAGCCGTATTTCATGGAGGTGGCGTATTTCAAGTCCTGTGTGGACTCCATGTACGGGGGCGGTAAAGGCTCCAAGACGTACTGGCCAGGGATAGTCGGCTTCCTCGGTGGCGAACCCCTGCTGCACCCGGAGTTTACCAAGCTCTGTGAGTATGCCGCAGGGAAATTCCCCAAGGAACAGCTCGGGCTGTGGACGTGTATGCCCACCGGGTTCGAGCACTACCGCGAGGTAATCTGCAACACGTTCGCCCACATCTTCATCAACGACCACACACGCACCGATGTCCTCCATACGCCGATCCTCGTTCACCCTTCGTCCATCGGGCTGGAGCCCTGGCAAGTGTCCTACGTTCAGGACAAGTGCTGGGTGCAGAACAGTTGGTCGGCGACGATGAATACACGAGGGGCATTCTTCTGCGAGGTGGCCGGGGCGTTGTGTATGTTGACGGGAGAGGGTCGAGGGTGGAAGGTCGAGCCGGGCTGGTGGCAGAAGTCTCCTCGCCACTTCACCACCCAGATAGACAAGTTCTGCTCCATGTGCGGGGCGGCGTTCCCCATGATACGCCGTGAGAGCGTGCAGGGGATTGATGATGTATGCCCGTGGTGGGAGGGGAGGTTGAAGGCGCTGGGTTCTCCCAAATACAAGGCCGGTCGCACGACTGCGGCCAACCTCACCCTCACCCAGGATACCCGCCAAACCGCCACGTATAAGGATATGGATTACCGTGAGGGTGTTGCAAGAAGGTACGGTATCTTCCTGCTAACGAACGCTCAGGGTTATTGTCAACCCTATCTACGAAAAGCGTGGGACAAGGCCAAGGAAGAACAACGCCAGTCGGTCCCGCTGCTGTCCAGGTTGAAAGGAGATTACTGATGGCGAAGAAGAAAGGTGGACCAGGCAAAGTTGGAAAGGGCTATGGCAAAGGCCGTGGCAAGAAGAAGTCCAAGACCGGTAGCATTACCGGCAATACCGCATACGGTGGCTACGTCGGGGGGAAGATCCCCTTGACCAAAGGTAGCTGAGGAGGGGGAGATGGCGAACGCTAAGGACAAGAAGACCAAGTCCAAACATGCCAAGAAGAAGAAGACGTCCATGGGCAAGAATCTCCTTGGCCCTACCCTTAAGATAGCCTCCAGTGGTAAGTCCGGTGGCAAGGGGGCTAAGTAAAGGAGGCTGATGTGGACGAGTTCGATCCGGTAAAAGAGCTTGAGAAGAAGAAGCCACCGAAGATGCCGGGGGTGAAGAAGCCGAAGGTGAGCAAGCCCAAGGTAAAGAAGATCAAGATGCCCAAGGCCAAAACCCCAAAGGCTAAGAAGCCACGCACCCCCTCGATGGCCAACTTTGTCAAGCAACGCAACAGCCAGCTGTACGATTACTAACCTACCAAGGAGGACAGCACGATGCAACCAACAACGGCAGCATCCGGTGTGCAGGAGATAAGTCACTTCCCCTGCTGCCTTTACCACAAGTCCAAGACCCCGGTGGTGGTGAGGACCAAGAAGGAGATGGACGAAATGTTCAAGCTGGGGTACTCGATGAGCCCGAGCGGTGTGACACAGGAAGAGATCCTGATGGAGCAACGTAAGAAGCTCATAGCAGAGTTGGCCCAGGTGGACGAGGATCTGGCAGCCATACGCGGGGTGGATGTTGAGGATGGGGTAGAGGAAGAAGCTGCACCCGAGGACGACACCGAAGACGAGCCAGTGAATATGCTTAAGGGGTTCGAGGGGGGAGTGCCAGTAGCGGTGACACCAACACCGGCCCCTAAGCCTGCCTCACCCCCTCCCCGCCCCATCGACCCCGACTCCACCCCCGTGGGCAAGCTCCCGATAAATCAGAAAGCAGCATGGGCGGTGGCCAGGCGTATGGCCAACGAGAAGGGTGGGAAGGTATCGGACCACCTGGCTGCTGCATGGGCCGAGATCAAAGCGTAGGACTTAGGGGAGGACCCTAGGAGAGCCCAATATGCAACTGAAAGTACAAGACATCATCTTCCTTGCTATGAGCGAATGCGGGGCGGTCAGGATAAACGAAGTACCTGCCCCGTACGAACTCATACGAGGGATTCAGATAGCCAACGTAATGTTGGATAGATGGAGCGGGGAGAGGCTGATGCTGCGGACATCGGTGCAGACAGCCTTCCCCCTCACTGCCGGTGTTGAGAGTTATACCATAGGGACCGGTCAGACGTTCAACACAGCCAAACCCCTCTCCATTCAAGGTGCCTTCATCCGTGATAACTACGGCATCGACACCCCGGTCGAGATAGTCAGCCGGGATAGGTTCGACAGCTACCCGGATAAGTCAATATCCAATGCTCGACCAATATCGCTATTCTACGACCCAGGTGTGGCACAGCAAACATCCCCAGGAGTCGGCACTATCTGGGTCTACTACACCCCCGACTCCTACACCCCCTACGTCCTCTACATGGATCTCGACACCTACCTTACCGAGTTCAACCTCCCTACCGACGTTGTTACCTTTGAACCTGTCTACTACGATGCCATCGTCAGCAACCTGGCTGTGAGGATGTTCAGGCATTTCCATAGCCCCAAGGTGCCCATACCGCCCGATATGGTGGACAGGGCCGAGTCGAGTAAGAGGATGGTGAAGGCGTTGAACAGTAGGCCGATTACGGCGGGGATGGACATACCGGGGAAGGCCATAGGGCTTTATAACATTTATACAGGCCAGGTCAATGAATACTAGCATTTAGACTTGACACGCTCATTGGTTTAAGCTATCCTGATTTCAACCAAAACCAAACAGGAGGGGGTAAACTTATGAGCAGGCAGTGGCTAGACCTTACTGGACAAAAATTTGGAAAGTTGAAGGCAATAAGGTTCACAGGGGACTCCAAGTGCAGAAAAAGGGTGTGGTTATGTAGGTGTGAGTGTGGCAATGAGGTGTTGGTGAAGAGTGATTCTCTACGCAGTGGGAACACAAAAAGTTGTGGGTGCTCCAGGCGTACCCAAGGAGGGATCAGCGCAGGACCGGAGTACCGATGTTGGCACTATATGATGGAGCGGTGCGGTGATCCCGATTCCCAATACTACAAGAACTATGGTGGTAGGGGAATAACGGTATGCAACCGATGGCACAAGTTTGAGAACTTCTTTGAAGATATGGGCAAGAGACCATCCTCGGACTACAGCATCGAGCGAATCAACAACGACAAAGGTTATAGCCCTGACAACTGCAAGTGGGCTACCAGAGTTGAGCAGTGCAACAACAGAAGAAGCAGTGTTCGGATTCAGGATGGGGATGAAGTAACTACCATAGCCCAGTATGCCAGGAAGCACGACATGTCTCGATCAGCTGTCTACCGCTTAATATGGAGAGACCAGATTCAGTTGGTTAGCAACCCATACAACAGGATCAGGAGGTAACCCGTTGCATGTACAATTCCTAGGCCCTACCTACTACGGTCGCAGCAATGCCCTGGACCCCAGCCGATGTATCAACCTCTATCCCGAGATCAACCCCAACCCCGCTGGTAAGGCCCAGATCAGCCTGGTAGGCACACCGGGGACATCGGTGTTGTTCGACTGTGGGGCGGCACCGGTAAGGGCGTTGTACGTCTTTGGAGGTGTGTTGTACGCCGTGGCCGGGGACCAGTTCATATCCTGGATAGCGGGCAACGTGACCGTGCTGGGTACCCTTGCCACCACCACCGGTAACGTCTACATCGCCGACAACGGGATATCCATTGCTGGTGTGGGTGGCAACCAGATGATGATCGTGGACGGGGTGGAGGGGTACATGTGGAATGTTGGGACCAACACCTTCACCACACTCAGCCTTCCTGCCTCACCCAACAGCCTTGCATACTCCGGTGGGTATTTCATCATATCATGTGGCACCCGCATGTCGGTCTACGTCAGCAATCTGTATGATTGTTCCACGTGGAGTGGGCTGGCCGTGGGGAACGCCATCCAGTCCACCAGTGACGTTGTGGCCCTGGCAGCATACGACCAGCTCCTGATGATCTTCAAGTCGGACAGTGCCGAGCCTTGGTACGATGCAGGGACGCCACCAACGAGCCTAGGCTGCCCGTTCGCCTTCTACTCCGGTATGCCGATCAACTACGGTGTGGTAGCGGCTGGGTCGGTAGCGCAAGGTGGGGACTATCTGTATGCGCTGGGAGGGGATGGGAGTGGGGTGGATGTCATTGGCTTCTCCGGCTACACCCCGACCAAGCTCCTGCCTCCTGCCCTTTCCTACCGCATCAACCAGATGCCTGTGGTCAGCGATGCCATTGGCTTCACCTACTCCGACTCCGGCCATGACTTCTACGTGCTGTCCTTCCCCACGGGGAATGCTACGTTTGTGTTCGACTCCACCACCAAGATGTGGCACGAGAGATCGACGTATGCGGCGACGGCGGACAGGAGGAGCCCGAACCGGCACCTGGCCAACTGCTACACCTACTACAACGGTCAGCATCTTGTGGGGGACTACCGCACCGGGGCCGTGGCCGTGATGAGGAATACTGTATATACCGACCTGGGGTCTCCGTTGATCCGAACACGTATTGCCCCAATCCTGCCCGATAAGCAAGACCGCCGTGATTTGTTCTTCTACGAGTTCGAGGTGGAGGCGGAGGTGGGGGTGATGCAGGGGGTGACAGCGACGGACCCAACAACAGGGGGACCGCTGACCCCACAGGCGTCGTTGTCGTGGAGTATTGATGGGGGAGTGACCTGGAGCAATGAGTATATCGTCAGCATGGGGGCGGTGGGGCAGACGATGACAAGGATTGTGTGGAGGAGGGTGGGGTATAGTTTCAATATGGTATTCGACCTTACGATATCCGACCCGGTGCCGGTGGTGCTGGTGGATACGTTTGCCGATGTTAGTGAGTAATGGGCAGCACACCCATCCGTTGGAGGACGAGATGATAATGCTGAAAGAGTTCGATAGAGGGGATTGGGGAGGGATGTACAGGATTGCCCGAGCCTACGAGCCCTTTGCCGAATCGGTTACACCGGAGCAGTTCAACCTGGTAGTGGCAAGGCAGGAGGGGTGGTTGGTGGCAGATGGGGATGAGTTGGCCGGGTATGTGTCGCTGTCCGACTTCCGCCCTCTGCATTCGGTCATACTCCATGCAACGATACGACCGGAGTACCATAGTCGATGGATCACCAAGTCGGTGCTCGGTACCGTCTTCGGTCATCTATTCCATCCTGACCGGTTGGACCTGGTAAAGGTCTACTCCTACGCCGTCTACGGTGTGACGTACGCAGCGGCAAAGGCACTGGACCAGATGGGGTTTAAGAGGATCGGGGTCGACCGTAAAGGGCTGATGGTCGGTGGCCAGTGCTACGACACCATCCGATACGAGATGCTGAGGGAGGAATGCCCATATGTTTGAGCCCACAGCACCGGCGATAACCCTTTGCTTCTATCCTGCCCCGGTCCACTGGAACGCAGGGATTGCTCAACTATCTTCCATGCTTAAGTCCTGGGGGATCAACGTACACTTGGCAATGCTGGACTGGTTCAAGCCAGAGGAGTTCACCCCGACCACAGACATGGTTGGGTTCTCAGCTGTGTGTGAGGGGGACTATATACTAAGCCTGCCTTACATACGCAGGGCTAAGGCGCTAGGAAAGACCACCATACTCGGGGGCACCTGGGCAGGGCTCAATAGACCAGTGGATCGTTCAGTCGACCTGGTATGCCGTGGTGACGGAGAGAGTCTACCCCAGTTCATCCTGGGGGGAGATCAAGGGCTGTTCGAGTCGTCCATGGTCGTGCCCGACTTGAACAGTCTCCCCCTGCAGGATTATGAGGTGTTCAGTGGTGTGGAGTTTGACAGGGCGTTGGGGCCAATGGCGGGGAAGAAGCTGTTGCCGTATGTGAGCAGCAGAGGGTGCAATGCCGGGTGCAGGTTCTGCCAAGCCCGTCTGCAACCCCCACGCAGGGTGAGGACGAGGGTGGAGGAAGACCTCACCGAGGTGCTGTCCACCTACCGTCCCGATGCCATCTACTTCGCCGATGCCACCATGCCCTACGATGACGAGGGGTGGAGAGAGTCTTGGGGGGAGTTGAGGGTGCCGTTCTGTGGCTACATACGGGCGGATATCGAACCGGATACGCTCTTGTGGTTGATTGATCGCGGCCTGACCCTGTGTGCGTTTGGCGTAGAGAGCGGGGATGAGGAGTACCGGAATACCGTTCTTGGCAAACGCCTCACCGACGATCAGATAATTACCACCACGTCCATACTCAATCGTAACGGCGTTCCCTACATAACTTTTTACATGACAGGTACACCGGGAGAGTCCTGGCTGGGCCTGACGCGTACCCTCAAAGCTACGAAGAGGTTCGGGGGGATACTGATGGTTTGGCAGTACCAGGATCTCACTAGCTAAGGAGAGCACCATGGGTGCATCAACAGCAGCCATAATAGGTGGAGTAGCCGCTGGGGCGGGATCAATGGCAGGGGGGCTGTTTGGAGCATCAGGAGCCGAACAAGCTGCCAGTACAGCAGCCAGCGCCCAAGAGTACGCCACCAATACCCAGTACAAGATGTTCGAGGAGGCCCTGAATCTCCAGATGCCCCAGATCAAACAGGGGCAGACAGCGATGGGGTTGCAGGACTACCTGCTGGGGATAGGCAAGATGCCGAGTGGGGTGGATGCAGGAGCGTTGAAGGCGGGGGGATATAGTGAGGGGTCGCTGCTGAAGCCCTTCACCGCTGAACAGATGTACCAAGACCCAGGTTATCAGTTCCGTCTCAAGACCTCCGAGGATTCTCTGAAGTCGGCAGCGGCGGCGAGTGGAACGTATGGGAGCGGTACGATGGCAGCCTCACTACAGAACCTTGCCGGGAACTTGGCATCGTCTGAGTACGGGGCGGCGTACGGAAGGTACATGGAGCCGTTCTCACTGCTCGGGGGGATGTCCGGGCTGGGGGCGAATGCTTCGTCCCAGGCAGCCAGCTTGTCCCAGGCGACGGGTGGGCAGATGGCGAGTACGATTATGGAGGGTGGCCAACTCCAAGCTGGCTATGAGAATCTGGCGATGAACATGCTAGGCAGATCAGTCACTGGGGGCAGCAACCTGCTGGCTGGTGGTCTGGCCAACTACGCCGGGGTCACCGGTACGCAGGGGCTACTGGGCAACCTGCTGAGTGGGATGTTTGGTGGCCAGGGCTCTCTTACTACTCTGGGCAACCCCGACGCCTACACCCTTCCGGGTACCACGAACACGATGCCTTTCACCATGCCCAGTGCCGGTAGCATCTTCGACTATTAGGAGACCCCCATGCCCGACTACAACGACGACAATCTGTTGACACAACTCCCAGGCAAACAAGGGCAGGATCAGGGCGGCTGGGACATCATGCCACACGGTGCAGGGATGACCCTGGCCACGATCTTGGGCCTCTACAACCCGGTCCAGGCTGCCCAGAACGCCTTGTCCCTGGCCACCCAGAAAGACGCCTATGATGAGCAGAGGATAAGGAACAGGGTGGAGTATACCCAGTTGAAGGAAGCAGGACTGTTGGGAGGAGGTGGGGGTACAGGGATGGGAGCAGGTGGAGCTGCCGGTGGCGGTGCCGGTATGCCTGCCATACCGCAGCTGGACATGCCCCCTGAAGCCTCAGCACAGCCTGCCATACCCCAGCTAGGAGGCCAGGCCCCTCGCAACTACGCAGCCAACCCTCTCCATCCCAGCAGCGCCTACCCACAGGTCCAAGCCCAAGCAGTACAGGCGGCGACAGCAGCGGGTATAGACCCCGATCTAGGTCTAGCCCTAGCCCAAGTAGAGTCCGACTTCAACCCCATGGCAGTGTCACCCAAAGGTGCCAAGGGGGTTATGCAGCTAATGCCAGGGACAGCCCAGGGGCTCCACGTATCCGATCCGTTCAACGTAGCTCAGAACGTACCTGGTGGGATGCAATACTTTGCCGGGCTACTGAGACAATTCCACAACGATCCTGTAGCAGCCCTGGCAGCGTATAATGCAGGACCCGAGACGGTGAAGAGGGTGATGAGGCAGTATGGACCCCAGTGGAAGGACGCCCTTCCAGCCGAGACAAAGCTGCACATTGCAAGGGTTATGTCTTTGTACCAACAGCGCAAGATTGCGGCGGCAGCGAAGGGTCAGGTGCAGCAACCTGGCCAACTCCAAGCCCCACCCCAGCCCAACCGCCTGGCCCCGGATACTTCCATGATGACGGCACAGGCTGCACCGACCACTATGTCCGATGCCCCCATGTTCCCTACTGGTCAGCCTACCCAGGTGGCCCAAGCAGGAGGGATGGGTGGTGGAATGGGCGGTGCAGTGGGCCAACCTCAACCCCAGCCTCAGCCTGAACCCCCTCCCCCCACTTCCGGCCCTGAGTGGTCTCGCAACATCCCCATGCGCCCCGGTGCCACTGTCAACCCCACTGCCATGGCTATGGTCCCACAGATCGCAGCCAAGGTGAAGATGGACCAGTACGTCCAAGACTCTTGGGCGTACGATTTCATGAAGCAGCAAGTCCAGCCCGCTATCGCCCGGTTCAACAAATCCGGCAGCAATGCGGCCAAGAACAAGTGGATCGACACCGTGGCTGCACCGGCACTATTCGACCCACGCACCGGCCAACTGAAGGACCCGAGGACGGCCGAGGCAGCGAGGCAGCTGGTGGCGTTGCGTAATGCCGATGTCTCCGGTGACGCCGACGAATACACCATCAAGGGCCGCATCACCCCATCCTACTTCTCCGCTGCCCAATCCTTCAATCAGCCCAAACCTGTCCTCGACTTCATCCAACAACATATGGGGGAGGAAGCCAAGGGGGTGAAGTTCAAGGGTGGGAAGCTGGTAGAAATGGACATGAAGTCGGCGGACGAGGCCAAGGCTGAGAAGTTTGGCCCCAACGCCGGACCATGGGGTGTGACCAGCGAAGGTCACCTGATCGTCCCAGACCCCAAGTCTGGTACACTGATCGACGATGCTACCAAGAAGCCCTGGACCCCGGATATGGGCATGATGTCGAGACCTGGTGCCACACCACCTATGATGTGGCAGGGTGGGCAGGCCGCAATGGCGGCTAAATCGGGTGAGGTAGCATCCCCCATGGATATCCTGAATGGAATGGTCTCGGGACAGACCGCCATGGGTAAGGGCGCTCGTGCTGGCCAGATGCAAGCAGTCGTGGATGTCTTTACACCGATTGCCAAGATCCAGGGCCAGATGTTGGTCAACGGAGAACTATCCACCGCCGAAATCCCGAACGCCTTTGGTATTCCCATGAAATCTCTGGCTGTAGGGGAGGCCAAGATGATCGACCCCAAGTATAATGCTTCTGTGATGGATGCCAAGGTCCACGCCATGGGTAGGACTTTGGACTACTCTGAAAAAACGCTTGTGCAAGCCCTATCCTACGCCGAGATGACCGAACGTAACGCTTGGGTAGCCTCCTACCTCAGTGGTAAATCTGATCGTACTACTTCACCATTGGTCAACAAGTGGCTAGTCAACAAGTGGAAATCAGAGGTAACCGGAGACGAGGATCTACGCGCCTTCAACTCCGCCCTCTACACTTTCGTCAGTGACTACGCACGGGCTACAACCACCCTCACCGGTGCTGGTGGGGCCACCACTGATTCGGCCCGCAACGACCAGATGGAGAAGCTAAACACCTGTGACAACGAGGCAGCATTCAAGCATGTTATGGACCAAATGCACCAAGACCTAATGAACAAAGCCATTTCCATGGGCAACGCCGTAGATGCCACGTTGAAGTTCTGGAAAGACCCGGCAGGGATGGCAACTTTGATGGTTGGTAGACTGGGCGGGCAGGGAGTATCCGAGGCGACAATGCCTGGTGGGCGTAAGATCATATCCATAGATGGTGGGAATAAGTACTACTATGAAGACACCGCCGAGGAGGTTAGATAATGCCGTTACCAGAAGGAGCAGTACTGGTAGTTCCAGCATATGACGACCAACAGCCTGGGAAGCTGCCTCCAGGGGCAGTACCCGGAGCTACTAGCGGTGTAGCACCTCCACCTAACACCCCACGATGGCCCCACGAACAACCCCAGGAAACCCTTCGCCCCCCAACCCCAGAGGAACAGGATCAGACGGAATACGATATAAAGCGTGAGTGGGCGGCGGAGAAGCTGGAGCCGTACGCGAGGGGGGCAGCGCAGGCGGTGGGGTATGGAGCAGCGGGACTAGCGGTGGGGGAAGGACACCCATGGCTGGCCCCGGCTGCCAAGGCCGCAGCCTCGGGGGTGATGAACGCCGGTGCTACGTGGGCGCTTGATGCCATACGTGGACCGCGCAACATCGCAGCCAACCGCGTGATGCACAGCCAACCCAGGGAGAGGACGTGGGGGGAGGTGGGGAGTAGGGCTGCCTGGGATGTGGGGGAGGGTGCAGCTGGTGTTGCCATCCCCGGTGCTCTCCACACCGGCTACAACCTCCTCTCCAAACCCTACATGCCTAGTGATACTCAGCTAGGTGGCAAGTTGTACCAAGATGCTAAGAACGCTCTGAAGTACCGACCGGAATATGGACCCAACAGAATACGGTCTACGGAGCTGGAGGTGGAAAACCCCGGTACCAAGTTCCCCATCGGTGATGCCATCGACAGTGGCCCCCACCAGAACCTCCTCAACAAGTCTGCTGCTGCCCACCCGGAGGTGGCGGAGCAGTACAGGTGGTTGAAGAGGGATAACGTGGCTGCTGGGGAGAAGAGGCTGGGGCAGGACTTCACCGAGACACAAGGGGCCGAGGATGTAAAGGGGCCGCTGAGAGCAGAACGAGGAAGGCTGCAGACGGAGGCGCAGGATAGGTTTGGTGCCCAGAAGGCCGAGGTTGGTGGGCTGCAGAGGGCGGAGAATGCCCAAGTCACAGGTCGTGAGATCGAGACCACCCAAGAACGCTACGCCAAGGAAGCATGGAAGAGGGTGGACGAGGAGTACACCAAGCTGGGGTCGGGGGAGATCAATGCACACCCCCTCGTTAAAGCCTACGAGTCGGTGATGGACGAAATGTCCACGGGTACGGAGAGGATGAGCCCGACCTACGAGCTGAACAAGTTCAAGTCTGCTCTATTCAGGGAAGAGGAAGACCCCATTACCCACCAAGTAACACTGGTGCCCAGAGACACCATTGACATCCAAGATGTGGTTGCCCTGGACAAGATGATCCACTTCACCCAACGCCAGATCGCCGGTAACCCTGAGATGGAGCTGGTGAGGAGGCAGCTGGGGATGTTGGAGGCGGCGGTGGAGAAGACCATCGGGCAGTCTCCGTCGTTTGCCAAGCAGTATAAGATTGCCAAGAATGCTATGACCGGGTGGGCGGAGAGGTATCGTAGTGGGGAGATGCTAAACATCCGCCGTGGTGGGCTGCATGTACATGAGCCTACCGAGGAAGCAATCATGGCGGCAGTAGAGGCTGGACAGCCCATACCGTTTGGTCGAAGGTTGGCCATGCCGAGCGATAGAGTAGCAGGCCAGTTCTGGAGTCTACATGGGGCGGATGACCTCATCCGTGGAGTAGGCCAAGAAGATGCTGCCAGGATAATGGAAGGCCATGCCGCAATGCTGCTCAAGCAAAACGGGGCAATAAACCCCGTCACCGGAGCAGTCAACCAGACCAAGTTGCAGAACTTCCTCAATGGCAACAACGGGGAGATACTGAAGAAATACGGCATCTATGACAAGTTCACAAGTGTCGATAGCGCTGCTGAACAGTTCGCAGTGGCAGAGGGGAAGCTAAAGGAGTTCAACAAAGGAGAGTTCGGTAAGCTACTCAAGACCGACCCCGATAAGATTATGGACCAAGTCCTCAGTGGCAAGCAGATGGGGGAGAAGTTCGACCAACTCTATGAGGCGGTGAGGGGTGATCCGAATGCCCTGGCCGGGCTCAAGGTAGCCTATAAGGACTGGGTGATACGGTCCATGGGAGGGAGTGGGGGGATTAATGGAGTATTCCTCGACGTCCTCAACAAGCCCGAGCAGATGACTCAGAGGCTGGCCCAGACCAGGGCCATCGCAGCCAAGCTATACGCCGATGAGCCTGAGAAGCTGGCAGCGTTGGATAGGTTCCGTGATGTAGTCAACACCACCTATCGACAGGAGTTGGGTAAGGTAAAGGGTAGTGCTGTGGGGGGTATGAACCAGGCCAGTAAGCCACTGGAAGATACGCTTAGGATCAAGATTGCCCAAGGGCTGGCCGAGTCAATACCGGGGCTGAAGTACCTGATGCGCCCCTGGACCAAGTTCGCCCACAAGTCGGTGGAAGGAGAGTTGCAGCAGAGGATGATGGACGGGTTGAAGCTAGCCGGACAGGCGCTGCTGGGCGATGCCGACTTGGCACAGACCCTGATGGATACATCGTTAGCCAACCCCTTCGCCGCACGCAATGCCCAACGATGGCTGTATGTTAAGGCGACGTTGACCGGGGCTATAGGTGGTGTGGAAGGGCATGTGCAAAGGCCGAAGTTGAGGGAGAGTGAGCGCAGGAAGGCGTTGGCTAAGGAGCAACAGAAGAAGGGCGGTGGCAGTGCCGCTGCAAACCCTAACCAGCCCCTTGGCCAGGGTGTAGGGACCAAGGGGGGTACAGACGACTACGACATGGAAGCATACAAGGCATCCGGTGCACCCTACCCACTCCCTCCGGGCCAACACTACCCGGATAAGTTCAAGAAGGACAGCCATATAACCAAAGGTGATTGGAGATACCTGGACAGAGATGGCAACAGGATGCCGGACCTCAAAGAGGATGGTACTCCGAATCCGGGTGGTGCTTGGCACTTCTACCCATCGGAGACCAATCTGAAGTACCACACACCGGAGGAGTACGAGAGGTACTTCAAGGAGCAGGAGAAGGACTCGGTGTTGCACCTCCCTGGGGTCGAGGTCAAGGGGGAGAGTGTGGCAGATGTGATGCACCCAGGACGAGGCGACGAACCTGATCGCCATATAGCACCAGGGGGGACCCAGATCCAGGACACCCAGCTTGGTGAGATGGTTAAGGACTACGGCAAGAACCTCTACCACAAGAATATAGCCCCTTGGACCCAACCCATAGCGGATCATACTGGGGAAGGTATAGTCGCTCCCTACGAGATCACAGAGGGGATCATAGCGGGCCGAGGTGCCACTGGTTGGGTCGATGCCGAGAAGCAACTCCGAGGTCAGTTCTCCAACCTGTACGACTTTATGGAACGGTTCGAGATCCCCGACTTCAAAGCCAGGTTCAAGGGAGGGGCGTTCCATGGAATGACGGTTGAAGGAGTCGAGAGACAACCAGTCCAAATAGGCCCGCTCACTTTCTGGCAACCAGAAGATGTCAATGCCCGTCCTCTATGGCGCATCCTAGACCACCCCGAACTCTACAAAGCCTACCCGGAGTTGGAGAACTTCCCTGTGGTCCTCACCGAATCCAACAAGTTTGCTGGTAGCTTCAATGGCAAAATAATCCGGCTCAACCCCGACTTCGACGAGGTAGACCAACTGAAAACCCTACTGCACGAAATCCAGCACTGGGTGCAGAGGAAGGAGGGGTTTGGCGAAGGGTCGACCGGGCTTGGTTCTGGCCCTCTATTTGAAAAATACTTGGAGGAGGAGCTTACCAACCGAGGCTACTACAGCCTAGAGTTCAATAGCATACCAGGGATCAAGGAGTTTGGCAGAAATGAGCTGGGGTTGAAGAACTGGCACTCTAGTTCTGTGGAGAGGAAGTACAGGGCCAAGTATGGGGAACAGATAGACAAGAAGTGGGATATATTCAGCAAGGCAAACAAGGAGGCTAAGAGGAAGGCGTACCACAACAGCCCTGGTGAGCTGGAAGCCAACGACGTGAAGTTCAGGAAAGACATACCCCCTGACCAGCTACCTCATACCCTGATAGGCAGTGGCAGGACCGTGGATGACCAGAACTTCAAACCTGGGTTCAACCCATCCGAGAAACAGCTGGGGCTTAGTCTTGCTGATAAGAAGAGTGTGAAGGAAGGGAAGGTGATTGATATAGAGCCGAGCGGGGCAGCCAGCAGGATAGACCTCAGAGAGCAGGTGCTGGGGTACAATAAGTTTGGTGACCCGGTGTTGCAGAAGGATGTCGATGCAGCACAGGTGGCGATGATGAAGGGGGAGAAGGTGGACTTGGATAGGGTTACGGCGGTGAGTAAGGAGAAGCCCAAGAAGCGGTGGGGAAGGAAGAAAGTAGACACTGATGAGTAAACCCATCCTCGTCCCGGCCATCCGCGTCTCGGTCCACGGTCAGCTGTACGTTGGCAAGCCCGGAGACAGCCACAGTGATATCGAGCACCGATACAAGGTCAACGCCTATGATGATGCTCAGAACGGATTTGTGCTGGAGGGGGACGATGTCTTCCTTACCCGTACCGAGGCTGCCACGTGGTTGCAGCGGATTGACCCAACGCTATGGGCCGATGTCAAGGACCAGGTTGACCCAGCGATTGGCCTCCACAGCCACCACCTATCCCCCAACGTCGACGTTAGCACCAAGGACCTCCTCTTCGTCGACCGTGGGGGCCTCTACACCTACATGGCCCAAGAGCTGGGCAAACACTATCGCAAGGTCTGGTACCACCTCCTCGACTCTTCCCCCTACAAGCAGTCCAACCTGTCCGACATCGGCACCGGCCTGCCCGAGATACAGAGGGTAGATGAACTCGAACCCTACCTTGAGAAGGCCGACATCACGTACTTCCCCGACATCTACGACGGTGGCAGGCAACATTGGCTAAGGACCAAAGGCTATCGGGTGTTCGGCTCCGGTCGCTCGGATCGTATAGAGCTAGATAAGATTTGGTTCCTCGATGTCTTGGAGGAAGCAGGACTACCGGTGCCTGATACTGAGCTTGTCCATGGCACCGACGAACTCCTGTCCTTCCTTCGCCACAAGAAGCCCGAGGAGTGGTGGATAAAGTCGCTATGGCGCGGCGACTTCGAGACCAAGAAGTACACCGGCATAAGGCAGCTTACCAACTGGATCGAACAAGACCTCATCCCGCGCATCGGTAGTCGTGCCAAGACCCTGCCTTTCCTTGTCCAGGCCAAGATCGAATCCGCCTGCGAGGCAGGGTATGATGGGTTCTGTGTCGATGGCAGCTATACATCGGCTATATTGGGCTACGAGATCAAGGACCAAGGGCTCGTTGCCAAGGTCAACACCGGGCCAACCCCGGATATTCTGGACCGTGTCAATACCGCCATGGGGCCGTATTACCGCGACCTTGGCTACCGAGGCCACTACTCCACGGAGATCCGTATCACGGCGAAGGGGGAGCCGTACTTCATCGACCCCACCTGCAGGATACCCAGCCCACCAGGAGAACTCTTCCCCCGGTTATACAAGAACTACGCCTCGGCGGTGTGGCAGATCGCGTGCGGGCTGGTGCCAACCTTAATCCCTGCTGCCAAGTACGGTGCCGAGGTAGTGCTAATATCACCGTTTGGTGAGAAGAAGGAAATCTGTGTCGAATACCCATCCTCCATATCTGACAATCTGATGTTCAAGTCCCATTGCCGACGCTCCGGCACCACCCACTGCATCCCCGGCACCCCTGGCACATCCGGCTACTTTTGCTGTGTGGTGGTGGTAGGGGATGATTGGCATTCGTGTGCGGAGGAGGCAATGGAGGTGGTGAAGGAGGTCCAGACCGAGGACCTGGAGTATGAGGAAAACCTGTTCAAGGAAGCTGAGAAGGCAATCGAAGCAGGTGAACGCTTCGGTATATCTTTCAAGTAGAAAGGACCACGGACCATGGTACTACCTTGGAGACGGCCCAAGCCCGGATGTGGCAGTGCGGTTGGGGAGGACGACCCCATGAAGCCCATCCACATCGAGTTCATCCCGCAATCCGACCAACGCTACGACACAGTGGGCGACTATTTCGAGGATGACGATGCTATCCATTTCCATATCACCGCCTTCCCCAACTCCGCCTACTCCTGGGCGATCATGCTCCACGAACTCACCGAGAAGTTCCTTAAAGACCGAGACGGCGTTACCGATGCAGAAGTCGATGTTTGGGACTTGGGACCTGGGGCTGAGCTAGACGACCCTGGCCTGTCCCCCGCCGCCCCCTACCACCCCCACCACATGATGGCCGACAGCATTGAACGTGAGTTTATCCTCTTCGCCGGTGAGGATTGGATTGAGTATGAGGGTGCCATCGAAGCACTATTCCCCGCCGACGAGGAGACCCCCGATGTCAGCTAGACCCACCGACCACGATTCCATGTTCTCCTGCCATGACTACCAATGCCCCGCCCACCCACAGTTCGAGAAGAGGCTGGACGAGAGGTTTGACAAAGCATGGTGCGACCAGAAGAAGTGCAATGCGGAGCTGTTCAGACGGATTGGTCTCGTCGAGAACGAACAGAGTGCCCAGAGGGGAGCATCCGACTCGAACAGGTTCATCCTGAAAGTCCTCAGCATAGTCCTAGGCGGCGGCATAGTGGCCGAGATCATCCGCCTGCTCCTAACAACGCCCGTAGGAAAGGTTCACTCATGAGCAATCCACACATACGCCGTCTGTTAGTCGTCATGGCCTTCATCGTTGCTGTCCTGTGGGTGGTGTTGGCCGTGGCTGGTTTATCCTGCGCTGGGCTTCCCCCGGCCTCAACCATGGTCAACCCCGTCCTCGATGTCTACGCCGATGGTGGGGCGTTGGGGACGCTGTATTTCCTGTCACCGGGCACTACATGGCCCACCGGGGCCAAGTCGGTGTACTCGAATATGGGAGCGACATCGGCCTTGCCCAACCCGGTCTCCATCAACTCCAGCGGGCAGCCAACCACAGCAGGTGGGGCTATCACCCAGATCTACGGCACTGGTGCCTACAAGGTCATACTGGTGGCGAACGGGGGCAGTATCAACACCCCCATCTGGACCATGGACAACGTGGTGTTCCATGGGGATAGCTGGGGTCCGACTGCAATGGGGTATGGGGCCGCTGGCAATGGCGTCACCGACGACACTGCCAACCTCGTCGCTGCCAACTCAAACGCTGCCGCCCTTGGCTCCGCCCTGACCATCTCTGCGGGCACCTACGTCATATCCTCTTCCAGCATCACTTTCACCGTCCCCGTTATCGTCCAGCCCGGAGCTGTCTTCTCCCCTACCTCTGGCAAGTCCATCACCTTCAACAGCACATTCCAAGGGGCGCTGGGGTGCTTCTCCCCGTGTACACCGGGTCAAGTCGTCTTCTCCTGGGAAGCTGCAAGGAACGGTATCGACCCCGAGTGGTGGACGATCAATACCTCCCCCGGCACCACCGACATGACTACCGCCCTCAAGGCAGCCATGGGGTCGTTTACCTCGGCGGGTGGGGTGATGTTATGGAACGGCCTCTATGCTTGGGGCTCACCTTTGATCTGGCCCAACGCGTCCGGCCAGTGCTTCCCCATCACCATCAAGGGGCTCAATGGATCGCCCGGTAACGGCGGCACGACCCCTTCCATGGGCTACTACACCGGCGTCACCTCCAGCACCGGGTCGATAGATTGCATGAACGGGTTCGGCACCGGGGGGCAGGCGAACCTGATATGGACCGGGGCGATACAAGGTGTGACGTTCTGGGGTCCTGGCTCCAACCCGTCCACCACCACCACCCCTACCGCCTCCACCCCCCACGGCATCATCATCTACCAAATGGGTGGCAGCCTCGACAACACGGAGTTTATCTGCTTCGGTTACGGCTTGTATGTACGTGGCCCTGGGTACTACAGCAACATGCGTCGTTCAAACTTCCTCTACAACTACGTCGGCTTCTACGCCTACAGCTCCAACTTCAACGGCTCCAAGCCCATCGCGTGCAAGTTCAGCCACAACATGACCTTCGGGGTGCAATCATCGTATAGTGGATCTCCGGGTGGGTTGGACGGGTGTTGGCTGGAGCAAAACGGCAGCAGTGCAATCAGCCTCTCCAGTCCAGGCCAGTTCACTCTGATCGGATGTGACCTGGATACCAACGGGGCGGATGGCAACGCGGAGATCGTGGTGTCGTCAAACGGGCAGTACAACGCTGTAATCACCCTGATAGAGGTAAACACGGCACCCGCCACCACCCACAACAGCGTGACCTTCACCGGCCCTGGAACTCTCGTCGCCCAAGGCTGTTCCCTCCAAGCATACAACACGTCCAACGCCTACGTGATGAGCGTAGCGGGAGGGGTGGCAGGGGCATTGATCGGCAACAAGTGGCCGCAGGCAGCTGGGTTGACTCCGGTACCATCGGTCCATATGTCGAACTTCTTCATCCAAGACTCCATCTACCCGAATGTCACCCTTGGCTCCATCGACAACTATGCAACGAACGTCACCGCTGGGTCCATCATCATCAACACCTCCGGTACCGGCCCGGTGGGATGGCAGTGTACGGTACCGGGAGCGGGTACCCAAGCCACGGCATTGTCCATCACAGGCACTACCGTAGCTACCCAGTACAATATAACAAGCCTTAGCGCCCTGACCGGGCTATCCGTAGGGTGTCCGGTCAAAGTTGCCGGTGTGACGTGGGGGGCGGGGGCAGCGGCCTACACTACCATCGTTGGGTTTGCATCCAACGGCACCACCGCCTATACCGCCGCCTATGCCAACCAGTCCGTAACCACACAGAACCTTTCCTACAACGCCGTGGTGTATGAGCCTTGGCCCAACGACGGGGTGTACACCAACACATCGGGTACGGGTTGGACCATCAACCTGCAAAACGGCAACGTGCAAGACCTCACCCTCACGGCAACAGGTCAGACGATCACCCTCCCGTCGGCGGTCGCAGGGTTGCATTATACGTTGAGGATTCACTATTCCGGGGCGTATTCGTTCACCTGGGCAGGGGGTGGGACGATCAAGTGGCCAGCGGGGTCGGCACCTACGCAGACCTCCACGAACGGCAAGGTAGATATATTCAGGTTCGAGTCGGATGGTACCAACACATACGGCTACGCCAACCTTAACTTCTAACCGGAGGGAGGGGAGGGGGGCGGTTCCACACATACCCCCCTCACCAGCCTCCACCCCGGCCAGTAGTTCTTAGCAGCCAAGTCCAAACACTTATCATAGTCCTTGCACGCATACCCCGCCTTCAGCGAACACCTGCCTTTGTACACCCCATAGTCCTTCCGCTTCATCGTCTCGGGAATCTCCTCCGTTTGGCACGGGACTATGGTTTGCCCGCACGGTGCCACCAGCACTGCCGTTAGCTTGGGCAGCCTGCTGTGTTTGTTTCTCCACCTATCCGCACACAGCTTGCATATCCCAGTATACCCAGGCTTCCTGGCCATGTAGAACGATACATAGCGGGATCGTTTGCATTCGGGGCAGACTACCTTGGACTTCTTGGGACCACGTCGGCGTTGGACCATGGGTGCCTCCTTATCCTTTGATAAGCAGCCGTCGGGAGCCGGGGCGGGAGAGTAGATACTGAGCGTAGAGGTCCGGGTGGTCCTCGGCGAAGAGTTCCTTATCAAACACCTCGGACGGCCTGCTTGCCTTCCACGTGGCCAGCGTCACACCCAACGTGGTAGTGACAGTGTCGAGGTCGCCAAGGTAGTTCATCACCACGGCCTTCTTCTTCTTCTCCTCGGTCTCAAGCTCTGCCTTGATCTTCTTATACGTCCGAAGCCAGTCACACGCCTCTACCACGGCGTCGTTGGCCACGGTGATGCCAGCGACAGAGCCTCCTCCGTAGCGGGCTAGGGCGTCTTCAAAGGTCACGGGCTCCGGTGGTCTGCCTTCCTGCACCAGCTCCCAGAACTCCTCTTCAGCACTGACGATCCTCTTCTGAAGCTCCACATCGGCGGGAACTTCGTATATCTCGGGCATACTCCCGGCAATACTGACCACGATGTCGGCAACGGGGATGGCATAGACGAGCATGTAGTGCTGCACCTGGAGGTTGTAGTAGACGGGTACTACGTTCGACCCCGGCTCTCCCCAATCCTTCCCACTCCTGCTCGTCTTTATCTCCAGTATTCTCCGATCCCCGGTGAGACCGTCCAGTGTAGCCAGCATGAACGGGTGATCGGGCGACGTTGCCATCTCCGGCACCACCACCTCCCTCCCCGTCGTCTCACAGTACCAATTCCTCAACGTCCCTTCCATCATCTTACCATACGCCTGGGCCTTGGTATCGGGGTGATCCAGCTCGCTCATCCCCATTTTGTCCTTCCACGTATCATAGGCGGTCTTCCATGGAGACAGGCCCATGATCGGTGCAACATCACTCCCCCCCAAACCCTTCCTACGATCCTCCAACCACTTCTCACGCTCCCCCATTAGTCAACTCCTTCATCAACCCTTCCAAGAGCAACAGATAGTTTATCGTGTCTGTTATCTTCTCCGACCACCTGTCCATGTTTGTTTCCCCAGCCTCTGCAAAGTCGTAGATGGCAACCACGTGCTTGACCATGATACCGAGTAGCGCATCGGGTGGCCACTGCCCGGTCAGCTTTGCAGCCTTCTTGAAGTTGGATAGTCGGTCGTCCCCTCGTGCATACTCACCACCTTTAGCCGACAGGGTGTCCTTGCACACCTGAAGCCTTGCTGCAACAATGTCGTCGAACTCTTCCCGTTTCATGCTGCCTCCTCCATTATCATCTTCTCCATAGTTCCCCAATTTCTACCCACCTTGGCATCAACGAGCACCGGCACACTAAGCTCCACGGCGCTCGCCATAACGTCTATGATTAGCGGCACCATCCACCCCACCGCCTCCTTTGATACCTCAAATAGCAGTGAGTCGTGGACTTGCACAAGGGCGTTCACCACCACCCCTGCCTTCCTCCACGTCATCACCAGATCCCGTAGCCGCCTCCCCATGGCACGCTTAATAATCCCTTGCGCCCCCGACTGGATGGGGAAGTTCTGCGCTTCCCTCAACGCCGCCTCCCTCAGTCCTTTGTTCTGACTCCTAGCGTTCGGTATATACCGCCGTCTGCCAAACATATCCAACACATAGCCAAACCGCTTAGCATGATCGTGGGTGGCAGTCATGAACGCCTTCACACCGGGGAAGGTAGCAAAGTACCTCCCTATAAAGTCCTCACACCGGTTCTCCGTCCATTGTATCCCCATCGTGGCAAGGGCAGCTTGAAGACCCCCAGCGCTCATTCCATAAGGTATCCCAAAGTTGACCGTCTTAGATGCACGCCTCTGTACGCTGTCGACTTGGTCCAAGGGTATCCCATACGCCGTCGCCGCTGTCTGGGTGTGCAGGTCGACACCGTCGCGGAAGATCTGGACCATACGCTGGTCCTGGCTGCCGTGGGCGAGGACACGGAGTTCTATCTGGGAGTAGTCGCATTCAACAAGGATGCATCCATCGGAGGCTATGAAGCCATCCCGGAGCTTCTTCGCCTCCTCGCCCCGTACTGGTTGGTTCTGGAGGTTGGGGTTGGACGAACTGTTGTGCAGGGCCACCTCATTACCGATAAAACAATGTGTATCCTCGACCTCCAAGTCCCACAACTGCATCTCCGGTCCAGGCTCTACTGATATTACATAGTGGTTGCTTGGTCCCACCTGGGTGAGGAGCATACGGTGGAGTCTACGCCGGTAGACCTGTAGGGTACTGGCCTTCAGGGGTTCTCCCTTCCTGCTCACCCCAGTGCGCAGTGCCTCGGTGTACTCATCCACCGAGTACCTGTGCTCCTTTGCGTGGTCGCTCTGGCTTTTAAGCCATGCTAGATTGCTGGGAGTGTTGTTAGACTTTCTCCGATCCTTGTGGTGGACAAGGGCCTTCCCCAGGTGTCTACCATCACTGTAAACCTGAGAATAAACAAACCTGTGCTCCTTGTTCCTACCACCACTTCCTGTTCCATTACCCCTGTTCTTGCTATGGGGGAAGATACAATAATATCCCTGACCATGTTGAGTGCGTTTAACCATGCACATCAACCTGTCCCCAGGCTTTAGCCTCCCTGCCGGAATCCAACCACCACTGAGCAGGCGGACAAGGTGGTCGGGGGATAGCTTGAGCTGGAGTTCCGGTCCATCCTTTGCAGCGTATCGGAGTACTACTGTCTTGGCGGTCTTGGTTGGTCCCACCCACTTCACTTTCTTGACGCATAGTTCTCGTTCCCAGTCAAAGGAGTAGACCCAGTCTCCAGCCTGTACTTCTCGAAGGGGGACCCCATCCGGGTACTTATCCATATCCCTGGGCATTTCAATGAGGGTGTCAGGGTCTACGCAAAGCCTGCCAGTGGCAGTACGGGTAGTCTTGAACGTAGTATGGACTCGGTCGTGACTGTCAGCCAACACCGGGATGGCATCGGCGTAGGTGCCCTTGAGCTTGATGTAGCTACGATAGTCTTGGATTCCCTTTATTACCGCCTTCTGGTCCTCGCTGATCCTTCCCCCCTCCACCAACGTGGCCAGCGTTGCATTGTCCGTAGTCTCCAGCCCCTTCGGATGCCGTATCCCCATCCTCGTATACAACACCTCCGCCACCTGCTGCCAGGAGTTGGGATTGAAGTCGGACAGGTCGGTGCCGGATGCACGAATAGTGGCGAGGATACCCTGGCGACATTCCTCCGCCTTGTCTGCCAAGTACACCGAGAGTTCGGCGAAGTGGGCGCGGTCAACCCTTACCCCTACCTTCATCATCTCCGCTATTATTGGCATCGCCTCCATGTCGGCCCAAAACACATCGGCCAACCCGTCTGCTTCGATCCTCGGCCACAGTGCATGGTACAGGCGCAACGTGGCATCGGCATCTCGGGCGGCGTAGTGGATGGCGGCGGAGTGGTCGACATCGCTGAGGTCCCCGATGGGCATAGGACCCAGTACTGTTTCCACCATCCCCCGTCCGGCATCGAGGTCGATATTTCGCCACCGGTCATACGGGTCGGCACCTTTCTCGATGCTATCCTTAACGATCCTCCACACACGTTTGTATATCGCCTGTGGCTGCTTCGTCCTCCTCTTGTCCTTCTCCCATACCTCTATGGGGGTGATCTTTGGCCACGACCTCGACAGTACCTCGCACAGGTAAGCGAGGGCTTTGCGTTTGGTTGCGTCACCGACGGTATCCTCGTACGACTCCATGGTCATGCCACAGTTCCGATACGCCAATGGCTTCAAACCTTGTGGTTCCGTCGCCAGCAGGTACGCCATGACCATCGTGTCCGCCACCCTGCTCGGCCTCACCCCCATCCTGTCCAACACCGAGGCATCGTAGAGCCAGTTGTGGGCGACGGTGAGGACGGATGGATCGGACAGGCGGTGGTGGATGGTGGAGAGTTGGTCGTGCTGGTTGGCCATCACCACCCGTGCCTTCCCCGGCTCCACCGACCACGACATGCACCATGGACCCCCGGCTACCCACTCGGTATCCACACTGACGATGGTTGCCTCTGCTAGCTCCAAACCCGGTAGTCCTCCCTCCCCGCATAGCTATCAGTAACCTTTACCATCGGTCGCCTCCCCGACAGATAGCCACCAAGCGCCTCGAAGTCGCCATGGACCAGGATCATCTTCTCAGGTTGGTGCAAGCCCCATGCAGGATGGTACACAGGCACGACTGCTACAGTAGACTCCATCCATGACGATCTGTAGGGCAGTCCGTGTACCATATCCATATCGACATCACCAAGGAACACCCGCGTGGCGATGCGACCAACAGTAACGACGACTTTCGGCCTCACCATCGCCAGCTCCTTCACCAACCAATGACTACATCCGTCCAGTTCGTCATCCTTGGGGTCGCGGTTCTTCGGCGGTCGGCACTTGGCCACGTTGGTGATGTAGACATCGTCGCGCAGAACCCCGCCCCTGGATAGCAGATAGGTGAGTTCTGCCCCGGCCTTGCCCACGAACGGTGTCCCTGCGCGTTCCTCACTCTCCCCCGGAGCCTCGCCCACGAGCATGATGCGTGCAGGATACGGCCCCACACCCCATACTATGCGTCCTTGGAGGCCACACCGGGTGCAACTCCTATCCAGCCTCATGACCGCCTCTTCCACTCTTCCGGTACCACGTCCCTCGTTAAACTCAGACCTTGGAACTGCTCGTTGTTTTCTTCTTCGTCGTCGAGGTACTCCGAGCAAAACGGTACGGGAGATATCGAGGATACCACCCCATCGCCTAGTTTGTGCTCCCATATAGAGTAGAACAGAATGGGCTCTACCCATACTACATCATCATCTTTGTCCCAGTAGACCGCCCATGTTGGTACATTTGGTACAACAGTCCCTACCAATCTTTTCTGCTCCTTGGTCATATCCCCACCACTCCCTTCTCCACCACCTCCACCTCCGCCTCGTCGAACGCCTGTGCAAGTATCGGCAGCCCATCGCTCGTCATCTCACGGGGCTGGATACTGATGTAGTCCGGCCCTGTCAGGTGCTGTATACGGGCAATGGCGATGCCGCGGTATCGTGTTACGATATGCCTTACCTCATCCCCCAACTCCACGCTCATTTCATCTTCTCCTTCTTCCCAACCCTATCCACCATATCCGGGAACATCTCCTCCAGCCTCTTCCTCCCCATATTCGCATTCCACCTCTTCACCGATGCGGCCAGCTCCTGCCTCAGCTTGTATATCGTCTGCTCCAGGGAGATGGTAAGCTGAGAGGTGTGTCCACGGTCCCGGCCCCCTAGTGTCTTGCACCGTACATGGATACTCCCACGGCGCAGTATCGGCTCCCCGCAGACCTCGCAGGTGTAGCGGATGCGCGTACGTTTCCTACCCACGATGCAGCTCCTTTACTATAGACTGAGCCAGTACAGGGCCGATCCCGTCCACCTCGGCCAACTCCCCCTCCGTCACCCTCATCAACCCATCCACACTCCTCACGACTTTGGCAATCCTTAGTCCCCTCTCATACCCCACCCCCTTCAGCTCCTTCACTATACGATGCACCAAGGTAGGCGGTGTCAGGTGGACGCGGCCACGAGGAGGGAGGTTCACGAACTGTCTATGGGAGTTATGCTCTCCCCACTCCTTCTGCCACCAGGAGTAGGTCGAGCGTATCCACTGCCCACTCGCCGCCTTCCCGCTGGTCAGCCACACCCGGACTCCGCACATTATCGAGAGGGTATTGAGGTAGTTCTCCACCTCCGAGGCCATGAACCTCCTCCTCCCTTTGCTGACCGGATGCCATTGTCCATACCGGTGTTGCTCCAGCACCCCATCCGCCGCCCCCCTCCACACCCCCTCGACCAATAGGTAGACCATATAGTATTCATTGAGCAAACCTATAAGCTGATGGCCACTAAGCCGACCAGTAACGATGCACCCAACGAGATCAGCTATGGACTTATACTCAACCGCTATAGGCACCGGACCATCTTCCCCGTTCCCCATCCACATTAGATCACCATACGGTAGGAGGCAGAGGGTGTGGGGGCCGATATACGGTGCCAACTCCTTGCTGCCTGCGCGTTCATCAAGCCACACCATCACCCCGGCCCTCACCCATTACCGTTGGCATTCTCCACCCGCCACACTCGTATCCCCCCCTCCACATACCGTATCTCAAACCTCTGGGGGTTGTAGGCGAGGCCGTTCCTATACCTCACTGCCAGCATCGTCTTGTGGTACAGCTTTGAGTCGTACTCCGCCATGGGGATGAAGAACGAATCCCCCACCTCTGTCATCAAATCCCACGGATACCTCGGCCTCGGCCTCTTGCTTCCGCGTACGGGTACTCCCTTGTCCACTTCTGCTATCTTCCCCATATCTTCTCTCCTCCTATAGGTATTGTCGGTCTATCCCTCTTCCCTCTTCTTGATCTCGATATGTGGTACCGCCGAGTCCACTGTCTTGATTGCCTTCCTCAGCATAGGCCCTACAAGGTATCGTACGGCCATAACAAACACTGCACCCACTGCTAGGATAGGCCACAAGAGGTAGATTACCAGTGCCACTATGCAATACTCGAATGCCGAATCACAGAAGCCTCTCTCCCCTGTCTTTATCCAGCGATAGGTCTCCCTCGCCATGTTCCTCAACAACACCGTCCCCACCACCATACCCGCTGCACCATACACCCCCCCCCAGAACACCAATCCCCCCATCCACTCCAGTAAGAACATCCTGTCCTCTTCTCTCCATCTACATCCATTCGTTAGGACTCCCCCCCAACACCGCCGCTGCCAGGAACGGGAACGTCGCCATAGGGCCGATCATAACCTGACCATTAAGCGCCGGGTTATGTCTGGAGTCCAATATCCTCAGTCCAAAGTCCTCCGGGTAGTCGTCCTCGTCACCGGGACGGAACATCTCCAGCACCACCTCGGCCCATGAACTTGTCTCCGAGAACCCTGCCAGTTCAAACTTACCGGTCCTAGCGTCATTGACATACTGTGCCTTGACCTTGTGTATCAACGCCACACTCTTATCCCCGGACAATCCAGCCCTATACAGCCTCCTGAACACTGCATGGACACCACCATAGTTCCGTGCCCTTACCCCTTCCAGCCTCCCCAATATCCCCATCCTGGCCAGCTCATACAGGTCCGTTGCACTATCTGCCACGATGCTCTTTATTGACGGCGACGATAGCACGTCGTTCCAAGCTGTAAGGACCCGGTCGAACTCCTTCTGAGATGGGTCTTGGTCGGGGAATAGATTAACATCCATCAGGTATACCTTCTTATCCGGGAACTTGGATATTATCCCCTCTGTTCCCTTGTCGGTGTCGAATAGTGCTATAGGGCCAGGAAACCCCAGAGCCAGATGGGTTTTCCCCCTCTTGGGCCTCCCCTGTATGGCCACTATAAGTCGGCGTCTAATATACCCGTCGGACTCTTCAAACCCCAGCTTCTTAAGTTCTGGTGGAGTTGCCAATGACATCCCTCCTCTCTACCCTTCGTATCCTTTCCAACTCATGTTCAGCCCTACACGGTTTGTGGTAGAACCTTTCAATGTGGCCATCACGTGGAGTTAGTCTTGTCATAACCTCTGCGTAGTCCCACTCCCCACAATATCGACACCGCTTTTTGTCTGCATCCCCGGTGGTATGGTATGCCCTCCCCCTCATCTCGATCAACATGTGGTAGGACTGATCCTGGCACACTACGAGGTTACATGGCTCATCATTGGCCTTGTTTCCGTCCACATGGTGAACTCGTGCTGCAGCTGGAAGATATCTGCCTAGGGCCACCTCTGCGACCAATATACTGTTTGCTACATACCCAGTGGCGTTTGCCCTAGGATGGCCTACACACCGAACGTATTTCCTGCCACGATGCCAGAAGTAGCCATGCCCGTATCGGTTTGGGGCATCGAGAGGGTACCCCCTCCAAGATCGGCTGTAGTGGAATCGACACAACCCTCTCCCTACAGTTTCTCCTTGGCAGCCATCTACCGAGCACTCTCTCAGTGGCATAGCCCACTCCCCCCATACCCTTCCGCCTTTGCTGCTGCCTTCATCATCCCATACTGCATGACCAACTCCTCCATCAGCAACTCCGTCATCGACCCCTGCTGGTAGACCAAATACCGTGAGACGTGCGGGCGGTGGGTGCATTCTCCCCCTGCCTCCTCCTTCTCCCCCACGTCCTTGGCCAACACCAGTATATACTCATAGTCATCCATGTCGCTGAAGGTGTCGAGGATGTCCGATAGTGCTTGTATCTTCACCATGTCCTTTTTCGGCCACAGTTTCCTGGCCTCATCGGTGGTCATCTTGCGTTCATCACTCAATACCGCCTCCTTATGCAGCGAGGGGGAGGCTGGTGGACCGTCCTCCTTCTCCACCCCCTCCTCCCTTCTAACGTTTACGGTATACTCACCACCCCTGCCTCTATCTTGAACATCCCCAGCCCCTCCAACCACTGGGGCTTATGCACCGCCATCACCGCCTTTTGCTTCAAAGGGTTGCCGGAGAGTTCGGTAAACACCTGGGCTCCGAGTGCTACCCTTGCCGTCGGACCATTCTTCTCCAACAGCCCCATGATCGTCGCCACCACCACCCCTACCAGCTCCCCATCGTCTTCGGGGGCAGCAGATGCCGTGGTGGGTGCCGGTGTGGACTTAGCCTTGCCTTTCCCAGCTTTCTTTTCCCCCGGCAGTGTCACTACCTTATCCACCACCGGTGTCGTCCTTCCTTCCTTCTGATCCTTCAACCCCTTACGCTCCTTATCCGGTACTTGGATAATATGGACTACCGCCCCCTCAAGGGTGCTGATATCATCCCCGGCCAGGAAGTCCGCTGGCAGACCGCTGGTGAACAACGACGCCAACAGTATCATCGCCTTGCAATCCTTCACCATCCCGCTCTGCTTCCCCGGCGCTCCCAGATTCTTCCCACCATCCACCAGCACAAACCCGCTGGTCTCACTCCCAGCGGACCAATACTGGTCGTACTCCGCCCCGTTCTCCACATCGCGCATCTTCCAATGCAGCGCCGGTGTCGCCTCCTGCCTCGTCCCATTGTAGTCCCACATGGCGAACCGGCTCTCGGTGATCTCGACAGTAACGTCGTTCAATGCCAGCCCACCTTGTATTGCGTTTTCGGGATTCAAACTTACCAAGCGTATTCCGTTCTTCTCTGCCATGAGAACTATTCCCCTTCGTCGTTAGTAGTCAGTCCACAACCTCTACTATTGGTTTTTCCTTCTCCCCCTCAGCAGCCGCTGCCACGCTCGCTGCCATCTCCTCCCCCCTCTCCTCCATAATCTGCACCAGATAGTCCTTCAACGCCACCACCAGCCCGGTATCCACCAGGAACCTCGCCATCACCTCCAGTATCGCTGTCATGCTGCCGTTGGTAACTATACCGGGCAGGCACCTTACCTCCCCCTCCTCCGTCTGCTGCAGGTCGGCCATAATGACCAGGAAGGCCCCGAACTCCTCACAGGCACCTTTCCAAGTACTCTGGAATACCCCATGCTGGGCATTCGACCACTTCGGGTTCCCCGGCACTTTGGTATCCGCATCCTCCCTCAGCTTCTGCTTCAGGTCCTCGATGGTCGCAACCACTTCCTGGAAGCTCCCCTCACCTTTTTGCTTCTTCTTCCCTCCCCCACGTTTCACTCTACCTCCTACTCGTAGTAAGGTGCAATCCACATGGATGACCGCACGGTCTGCGATCACCTTCTGAATTTCCCCTCTACACTTTGCACTCGTTGTTGATATTTTTTTGTTTGGTTGGATGGCGGAGATATAGTATTCCCCACGCACGTTGTCAAGTAGATTCCACATTGTTTATATACCGTCGAGGCGGTTTTCTACTAAGTTTACAGTATTTACCTAATAGATATAGTGGGGGGTTTACCATAGATAGGTTGGTAAATTGTGTACATGGTGTAAAGGTGTGGAACGTGTAACTACGGTAAAGTGTGTAAACTATGTAAGTGGAGTAAACATCATCAATACTGTAATGTGGGTAAACTGTGTAACTGGCTGGAATGTGTAAACCGGGTAAACACCGTAAAGAAATACGCCCCAAAACCCCAGATTTTCGTCTTAAACTAGGTTACGTAAACATTTATCCCTATAACCGCCACCAGAGCCACTCTACCCTAGTTTACATGCCTATTTACCTTTAACATTTACACACCTTTACACATATTTACACTTTATTTACACCCTCTCTCTCTATACCCCCCCCCCTATATATAGAGAGAGAGTGTGTTTAGAGAGAGAGAGTTTACAGAATACCATATATAATACCTACCCCCAAAAGTTAAGCAACTCGGCCAATATCGGGTTTTTCACCCCTCATCGACCTCGAACAACCCACCGCAGGCGGTGTAGAATTTACTTCGGTCGAAATTGGAATTGAACCTCCTACAGGCCAACGCAACGGCCATCACGTCGGCATCCCACTGCTCCAAAATGCGATCATCGGCGTCGGGAGTCGGCCTCGTGTCCTTCATACCCTCCGCCAACGCCTTGAAATGTTGCCTCGTCATTTATCCTCACCTACCTTCCTCACCATTGGGTTAGGGTTGGCTCCGCACTCGGGACACGGGGTGGTAGGGTAGCCGTCCGCCGCGTCCATCGGTCCCATAGGGCAGGGGTCTCCCATCCCCCACATCCCGTACCCATAACACGTAGTACATTCCTTTTTATTTTTCATCATCGTCGGTATCCTCCATATCCCTCTCGTGTTCGTCCCAGAACTCCGGGTCATCATCATACAACACCGCCTTCAACTCCTTGTACCCAACCTCTATACGCCTGGACCTATACCTCCTGCTGCACCACTGGAACACGGGGTCGTGGATGTAGCAATGAAACACGTCCCCGAACCCGGTCTTGAACGCAGGGCCACCCTTGTAACGCACGGTGAACCTATCCTTCCAATCCCTTCCATACACCCTGTCACACACCCAGTCGAACACCACCTCGATGCACCTCACGATGCACGGGACCTCGTCCAGCCACACCGATGCCTTACCACGTCCCAGACTATACGACCACGTCCTCATGTCCATCCCCCTTCCCACCTCACGGCTTCACATACACTCCCTTGCCCCTCCTACACAAACATCCATCCTCCACCATCCTACCCACTAGCCTGCACAGCCCCGACTTCTTCCTCTCGGTAAGCTCGCACAGGTCCTTCAGCATGTACCCCTCCCCTGGCTCCATCACAGCCAACACCTGATTTCTGATTTCCATAACCCCTACTTCTTCCGAGGTCCCCAGGTATTCCCATGCCCCTGAATCATGTCGGCGCAGGGCTATATCCGATGCATCGGTGTCCCGGCCCCGTGTGTACATGCAGACCTTGTCCTTGGATGTCTGGCAGAGGACTATTACAGTATCGAACACCCCGGCAAGGCCAGTGGTGCCGCTGATGACATCGAAGGGGTCGTCCTCCGACGGGGACTTGCGGCTATGGTGGATAACTATGACCGACACCCCCATCTGTTCCACCAGCATCTTGAACGGCTCCACGGATCGGTAGTCGATGTCGTAGGCGGATTCATTCTTCGCCACCTTTCTGCTCTTAACCTTAGCCAGGGTATCGAATATCACCAACCCTACCTTTGGATTATACTCCAACCATTCCACCAACTGCTCCACGCCCCCTCGGTCGAACGTAGGCCACTCCGTACGGTAGTATAGGTTGGTAGGCAGACAGTCGGAGCTGCGCAATACCGCCAAGCGTTGTTGTAGACGGCGTTCACCATCTTCCAGGCTGAGGTATAGTACATCCCTCCTGTTGGTAATTCTACCCAGCACCATGCCTCCAGAGGCCACGGCTAGGGCTATGTCCAGCGCCATGAAGCTCTTGCCCACCTTCGGCTTCGCCACCAGCAGGGTGGCTCCTTCCGGTATGATGCCAGGGATGATCCATTTCGGCTCCACAAACACCTCGGCCATCAGCTCCACGATGCTCCGTATACCATAGCCGTCCACAGCGTTGGCCGGGTTCAATGAGATGACCGCGCACGGTGCTCCCCCATCGTTACTGGTACTCATACACTCCCCCTCCACCTTCGGTACGGTTTCACCCTAAACGTACGCTTGGTTTTTTTCCCAAATTCCGGGACTTCGCCGCCTGTCTGGACTTTTCCCTGGCCTCGTCGGAGATGTTGGGGTTGTGCCCCATACGGAAGGGCCACAGAGGACAGGGGGGTACACCTTGGTGGGAGACTCCGTCCGGGCATTCCCTGACGTACTCCATGTCCCCACAGCAGCAGACTCTGACGCAGAAGTCACGGATTGATTTGATCGCGGTACGGCGAGGCATAGTTCCCCTTTCTATTTGTGTGTGCGTTGCTAGTCCCATAGTGCTTGGTAATACTTGCCGAATAGCCGCAGCCCGTTGTTCACACGGTCGGCCACAGCTTGGTCATACTCTACGTCGTCCTTCACCACCTCCTCGAATGCGAACACCATCTCCCCCATTATCCAGTCCCAACGCTTGTGGATGTTGCTATCGGTACCCCAGTCAGGCTCCCGTGGTGTGGTGCTGCGGAGGTGTTCGGGTGCATCCTCGTCGTCGGTGTAGGGAGCACCATTTTTGTTGTCCTTGAGCATACGGAGCATCGGGAGGATAATGAGGGCGAGGGTGGAGTCCATGCTATAGACATCATAAGGGTCGATCCTTACCCTGACCTTCCTCTTTCGGCGCTCCCAGATCCACTCGCACAGACCTCGCAGCCGGGTGGATGCCAACCTTTCCCCAATCACGTTGCAGCGTTCTTCCGAGACCCCGACGTAGCGCAGTAGGTCTGCAATCTGGTACGGCCCCCACCAGTCGAGGTAAGGGCCAATATACACCTTCATACTACCTCCTTAACGGTTCATCAGCATTGCCCACCCCAACCCTGCCACGACCAGCCCCACGACCACCATGCCGCCGAACGCAACATAGACGCCTAGGAGAAGGAGTAGTACTCCAACGATTGTCATGGATGCTCACCCCCCTTCACCATCCTCTCCATCTCCCCTCTCAACCTCCCCACCGCCTCCACCTCGTCGGCCAGGGAGTTGGACAGGGTTTCGATATCGGAGCGGGCTTGGGTCAGCTCCCCCACGGTCACCCCCAACCTCGTCTCCAAGGTGTCGATGTGGTCCAGTAGCGCCCTGACATGGTTGACATAGAGAGTGGCAACAACGTCGGGGTCGGTGGTGGGGGAGGAGGAGCATCGTTTTTCCATGAATGGCAACGTGCGTTCGATGATCTGTCGGCGCGCGGGGGTCATCAGGAATCCTCCTCGATGCCAGCAAGGTCCAAGTGGTCGAGGATCTCACGCAGGGCGATCATGCGGGTGTACTTGGGAAACGCCGTACGCAGACCGTCGATGCGCGGGGCGAGGTAGGTGATGAGCCAGTCCTCGGTCGGGGACAGGGGGATGGTTTCGGAGTCGGGGGCGGGCTGGGTCGCCGCTGCCACCGCTGCTGCTTCCTTGGCCTTGGTCAGCTGCCTTTCCAGCTCCCGGTTTTTGCTAATGAGAGCATTGAGCCGTGTAGTGATCTCCAAGAGATAGGATCTGTCACATAGTATTCTGCTCTGGTCAGCCGGGGCTGCTACCATTGGAGACGATGGGCGAGGAGGCGATACTGATGGTTCCTCCACCACTACCACCTCGGCATCCTCCTCCACCACCACCCCACCTTGCCCGCTAAGCGGCATCGGGACGCCCTTGTCCACCGGGTAGGTAAATACATCGTCCTTACCCCCGTTCGTCGATCCTGGGCCTTCCTGGGGGGCCTTCCTCCTACCTACCACATTCTCCTCTCTGCTCTTTGTATCATTCAGGCGTTCGAGGTTGGTGACAAGGAGCCGGGCAAGGCTCTCATCGCCGTCGTCCAGCCGGGTGAACATTACCAACCGGCCATCGCGTTCCTTCCTCACCACCCCTCCGTTGCTCAACATGTTGGAAACGATACTGGCGAGGCCGGATTTGCTCTTACCGGGCAGCCCCTTGGCCATATCGGACAAGACGAAGCACCGGTCCAGCTTGCGAACGATGTTGAACATGCGAAGGAGCTTGCCCTTGGTCCTGGGCGGGAGGTAGGACCACTTGGACACCAGGTCCTCTCCCCCTTTGGACAAGAGGTATTCAAAGGTTTGGTCGTCGGTGTAGCGCATAACGGGTCCTCCTTTCAGTTTGCACATAGGGTCGTACTTGCTACGTGCAGGTGGGTGGTAAAGGGTATGGTGGGAGGAGGAGGAGGCGAAGAAGTCGGCAGCGAGGGCGGAGAGGCCCGATAGCTCCTCCGGTGTGCCGACGATGTCTTCCAAGTCCTTTCCCCCCACGGTGATACCGCGAAGGTCGCGGTCATGGCGGTTGATGGGGTGGTCGAGGGGATTGTCGGTAGGTCGATTGATAGGGTGGTTCATACTTCTTCACCTCCTTCGTTGTCGGTGGGGGGCATGGCGGGGGCTGGGCCAGTACGCACCCACCCAACTTCTGTGCGATACTCCCATCCTGAGTCATTAGGTAATGCGCCCCCGGTGCTGGTGGAGGAACCGGTGTAGTTGAATACGTTAGGGGAAAGCCCGTCTTGTTGGGTTGGGTAGCGACGGACATTGATGAAACCCCCAGTAGTAGCCGGTTGTGGTGGCATTACCCATCGGGTGCCGTCCTCGACAAATTGCACATCCCCAGCGCCTAGAATACATGGGGGATCTGGTGGGGAAGGGCGTGGTGGGGAAGGGCGTGGTGGGGAAGGGCGTGGTGGGGAAGGGCGTGGTGGTTCCACCTCCAACTCCTCCGGTGCCTCCTCCAACTCCTCCACACTGCCCACTCTGGCGTTGAGGATGCGCTCGAATACATCCCTACTAGCCCTCGGCGTACTCCCCCCACGCGGGCGTCGGGGCATCGGAGGTGTCAGCAGCTCCTCGTACCTCTCCTCCGTTACCTCCTCCACCTCAGCCAATGCTTTTTTTTCTCGCTCCTTAACGAGCCCTTCCGGCATCCCCTCGCCTTTTAGATATTCCATTGGTGTTGCCCGGAATGCCTTCCTCCATGCCTCTTCGGCAGCGGCGGGGGTGATGTGGCGCATGGGGTCGGGGCCGTTGGTAATCAGATCCGCCGCCAACCTCAATGCCCTCACCAGCTCCACCACGGCCCACTCGGTGCTACGCTTAACTTCCATCATTCTCTTTTTTTCTTTTCTCACGATACGTCCTCCCTCCAGCACTTAGTATGCGTGGTGGCCCTCAGTACATCGGCCCCCTCGACTCTCCTTTTTTTTTATCCCGGTCTAGTTCATTTTTCAGCACCCAGAGTATCCAGATCTTGATGCTAACCCCCTGGGCCGCAGCAGCGGTGCGGATGCGCTCCCACAATGGCTTGGGTATTGCCTTGAGAGGGTAGGTCACGGTTGGCTTGACCAAGGCATGGAGACGTACCGGGTCTACGGTGGCGAGGTCCATCGGGTCTGGTACATCCGGGATGTTACGTATGATGGTGCTCACCGGGGTGGGGCCGGGTTCGCCACACCTTGCTTTTTTTGTTTTTTGTTCCCTCATTCATGTTTCCTCCTTTCGTTCAAAGTGGTTAGTGAAATGGTAATAACATTGGTTACCAGCAAAGGGCAATACCACCCAAGGTTTTTTTTTTCTTACTGTGGGTCTAGTTGGTCCAGCTCCCTCTAACCTATGGGCTTGAACGACCAGGAGCCGAAGAAAGCGACATCGTGGTGGCTGGTGCCGAGGTAGCAGAGGTTGCGAACGTGGATATGGCGCAGGGCGTTGTGCACCCACGCCTCATGCCGATCCTTCGGGTCTCTCCTGAACGATCCAGTGACGAACTTTCTTTGTAGCTGTATGGGCTGGGGGGTGGTTGTCACTCTGCACCCCCCTCCAGCTCGTCCAACTCCCTCTCCCCCACCGGCTTGGACCAAGCGAAGGGGAGGTTGTGGGGGATGGAGTTCTCCCAGACCATGTTGCGATACTTGCATCTCAGGCCGAAGTCGGAGCCATGGGGGGAGGAGTCCCAATGATTGGGGTATAGTGAATAGTTGCGGCTGATCAACCTTCGACGTATCTGGACCACGCTCATGATTGATCCCTCCCTTCCTCCAATGTGTCCAACTCCCTCTCCCCCACCGGTTTGGTGAAATAGTGGGAGGGGGCCTTTCCAGCATTATCCCAAACCATATTCCGATACATGCACGTGTAGCCGTACTCTTCCCCGTAATATGGAGCCAGATCCCAGTCGGTGAGTCTACGTTTTTGCGGGGCGCTAATGGAGCTGCGCTTGACTTGGAGTATCATGGCCGGTCCCCCTCCAGCTCGTCCAACTCCCTCTCCCCTATCCTCTTTGCCCCGGAGCAGGTGCAGGAATGGGGTGGGGCAGACGCCGGGTACAGGCTACGGGTTCTGTTAGACTTCCCCCCACCACTTATACATGAGACTCCCAAGGCGACGTGGACCAGGAACTTGCCTTCCGAACCCCACCGTGCTATCTTCCTCCTTGGGATTTGGAGCAGTGTCCCAGGGGGGAATTTAAGACTTGTTGCCATAGGCCGTCTCCTTCCTGCATGAGAGTAAGTGGGTGTCGAGTTCACGCTCGCCTACCAGCTTATGCCCGGAGTAGAGGTCGGCATCAACGCCCCTGAATACCTCCATGGCGTAGAGGACGGGAGTGGTGTCACCACCCAAATAGGTTCTACCCATGGTCATGCACTGCGACCCGAAGTTATCAACCAAACAGGTTCTACTGTATTGGGTCAGATTCATGACTGCTCACTCCTCTCCTCCAGTTTATCCAACTCCCTCTCCCCCACCAGCTTGCCGGTGAAGCGAGAGGGGGAGTACCACACCACCATAGCGACAACAACAGCCCTACCGTCTACATCATGCCCTATGGCGGTCATCGACTCCCCCTTGAAGTACTCTACCAACACCTTTAGGCTGTATTGAGCTACCCATGCCATCCTAGCACCCAACCTCGGACGTTACCGCATCCGCCGCCGCGCGTCCTCTTCCTTTGCCTTCCTCTCCAACTCCTCCACCTCCACCTCCGCCGTCAAGCACACCTCCATGGCGTTGGATATAACATCCTTGTCGTAGGTGGAACCCCATCCATACTCCCACGTCTTCTCTTTTCGGTCAAACCGCACGGGAAGACCGAACTGGTCGAACACCTGACCGCTGGTCTTGCCGTACGCCACCGGCACGATATCCGCATCCTGGTAGTACCAGAATGCCCCGTTCTTGCACCACTCAAGTAGGCGATTGGTTTCTTTGCAGAAATGCTGCTTGGTTTCGTGGTCGTATGTTTGCTGGATGCCCCGGCCTATGCCGTGGTACTTGAATGTAGGTGGGAGCTTTTGGGAATAGGTAAGGGGTACCAGCACCCCCCTCTGGCCGTAGACGACAAGGGATTTGTTGCCACCGCCATTGCCGCCAACAGCGTTGGACTCCCCTCCGGTTGCATCGGCATTCGACTTACCGTTCTCCTTATCCTTGTCCTTATACTTATCCCCCGTGTACACCCACCCCCTGGTATCGTAGTACATCCACCCCTCCAGGCTTCCGTCTCCGCCTTGGAGTCCGTATCCGTAGTCGTCCAATTCGTCGTGGCCCCTGCCCCTACTACATCCCCCAGAAGGCCCTAAGGAGGCAGACGAAGGGTTTGCCTCGCCATTGTCACCTCCATTGGCCCTTGTCCAGTTGGCTGGAAAGTGGGTAGCGACGGTTCTGGTGACGGGAAGGGTGTAGCTCTTGTTGCTCCACCACACGTCCATGTCCTTGTAGTATTCACCGAAGGTATATACGTTCTCCTCGGCATCGAGTATGGCGAACTTGCTGGTGCCTACAAGGTGTTGGATCAGCCTCGTCGCCGACTTGCCGCCTATGTTCTTGGACACTATCGGCTCAGCCAGCACCTTCAGTATAAACTCCTGGGTGTCGGACAGCGGTGGTTCCTTGTCCTTGGGGTCGTCGTCTATCCACTTTAGCAGCTTCCGGTCGTAGTGGCCGCTGGAGTAGCCGGAGCTATACCGGGTTGACCGTCCATAGCCAACGAGAACTCCGTTATGCACCACCCCCATCCGGTGCTCCCATTCCGCCGCACGCAGTTGGTTGACATCGCGTGTGACAGGGAACGGATGCGCTGCGGTATAGTCTTTGGCTCCATGGGTGGCGTAGCGGAAGTGGGTGATGATCGCCTTCGCTATCGGTATCGCCGACACGTACTCCCAGAACTCATCGAAGTTGGCAAAGAGCTTCCGTCCATGGACCACTGGACCTTCCTTCCCCTCTCCTACCGCCATCACGCCCATGGCATCTTTGTTGATGCGGTAGCCTTCCTCAAGGTACTTCCTCTCTGGTAGCGCCACCCCCTTGGGCTTAATCATTATCAGACACATATGTGGTACCCCCTTTCTTTGTCAGTAGTCACCACCACTGCCACCATCACCCCCACCCCTGCCTACTCCTCCTCCATATCCTCACCCTTCTTCTTGCTGATCTTCGGGTGGGGCAGGTACTCCATGCAGTTAGTCGCCGTGAGGTAGCTGGTCAGCATCTTGTCACCGGTGGACTTGGCGTACGTTGCAAACTCCCCCCACAACGCCTCCGGCTTACCCGTCACCAACCTGCTAATCGACACTGCATTCAGTGTCCAGTTGCAAAGGTGGTGTACGACGGCAAGGTAGCCGTAGATACTCGCCACCTTCAATGTCCCCTTGAACACGCGGAACTCTATGGTGCTGGTGTGGGCAAGGTTAAGCGCACAATACTTCTCCTTCACTCCTCCTTGCTCTATCGCCTTGTAGAACAGCTTCTCCTGGTTCTGCGATATCGTGTCCAGCCGCTTCTTCATCACTGCCTTGTCCTCGTGGTTGGCATACCTTATCGCCTCTTCCAGGTTCATCCTCTCCGTCTCCCCAACCCGCCCCAAGTAGTTCTTGAAGTCGAAGTTGGCGTAGTGGCTGATGCGTCTGGCCAAGGTCAGCACCACCGGCTCGAACTTCACCATCGCCACCAGCAGCTTGGACCGCGCCAGTTGGCTAAGGTCGTCGTTGCTACGGTGGATGTGGATGCCGCAGCTGCCCTTGGGCTGGGATTGGGTAGGGGTATCCCAGCTCCTCCCCCCTTCCGTCCTGACCGCCTTGGTCATCGCCTTCAACGCTTCCGCCGACTCCTGCCAGCTTTTGTACGTGCGGGGATGGAAGCAGAACTCTATCCCATTCTCCAGGCTCCCGTCACGCTTGGCGTAGAAGAACTTGCCCCCCTCGCTGAGGGGCCAGATTTTGCCCACGTGGAGGTTGCGGTCGCCTGGGTACTTATCCGTTTCAAGCTCCATGCCGTACATCGGCGTAGAGCATAGATCCAACACCTCACCCTTGCCGATATGGAACACAGGCCGTGGACGATAGTTGTACTCCCTCACCTCTGCTATATTCGACCGGTAACAATCCGGGCAGACCAACCCACCGTTGCCGTTGTTCCTCATCTGCTCCCGGTGGAAATAAGCACTGCACAGGCTGCATTGCCTCATGTGCTGCGTACACCACACACACACCGTCTGATGCCCCATTGCCACCAACGTCGAAGTCTGGTGGTAGACCCTGCACACCGGACAGCGCGAGTACAGCGCCTTGCATGTTCTGCACACCCTCCCCCCATTCGCTATCTGCAAGCTGTTGGGGTCGTAGTGGCGTTTATGGCACTCCGCGCACTCGAACACTCTGCTACGGTTGCAATCGTTGCAGACGCTTACCTCTACCCCGTTCATCCACACCCTGTGCTTCACCGTGGACGACATGTTCCCACACGCTGCGCACCGCTTGCGATTCTTGCAGTCGGGGCACTTGTGGAAGCCGTCTTTGGTCTTGGTGAACCCTACCTCCAACGGTAGCACCTTGTGGCAGCAAGAGCAGATGTAGATGTCGGGGAGGCAATCCGGGCACAGGTGGTACGGTGTGCCTGGGAATATCTCCCAATCCTCGCTGTAGTTGCCACAACAGAAGCAGCGCTTGGTTCTGGGTGTGATGGTTGGCATTTCGGTTGTTATACGTTCCGGCATGACTCGTCCTCCTTCCCTCTAAACATCGTCGTAGTAGTATCGGTTGAAGGTTATGGATTCAATATCTACAAGGGTTCCTTCCAGCTTAAGGTACTCGTCATCTCCAGTCAGATGGACTGTGTCATCATCCTCTGCCATGATGCCGGAAACTTGGAAGGTTAGCCCCATACCACCATCGTGTTTCCTGGCATCGGCTATAAGGTCGCTCAACCGTACTGCCGCTTGGGCTATGCGTGCAGCCCGAACTCTGTTCCATTCCTTGCCGTCTTTTTCAAACGTGTCCAAGTCGGAAAGAGCCTGCTCAAGGGACCGTATCTTCACCATAGCTATTTCTAGTTTCTCCCTTGCTCTCATCGTTGTGTCCTCCTTCCTGTTAGTGTTGGTTATATGTTAGACCTTTTCCTGGTTAGTTTCGTCCTCGGTGTATCCAGCTCCCTCTGACCTACCGGCTTCACCGTCTCCATCGTCTCCGCATCGCACCCCCAGCTTTCCCAGTTATCGTCCCCATTCCTCATCACATGCAGGTAGGCAGGGTAGTGCTCGTTCACCTCACCATCGTGGGAGTAGTCCGCGCAGAAGGCTTGCCAAGGGTCGGGTCGGCACATGGATACGAGTTGCTGTCTGGACAGTTGGTATACGGTCATTCCTCCACCTCCACCCCCTCTAGTGTATCCAACTCCCTGGCACCGATGGGTTTTGCCCTACGGGGTGGAACAGCACCATTGACACTATCATAATTATCCATGATTACTATATTCACCCTCATCCTATGGTATTTCCTATCCCGTTGGTCAACGGCCTCTCTACTCATCTGACCCCTGTCTTTCAGCTGCCATAACCAGTTGTTTCGGGCCAAGAAGTCTCTTGTGTATTGTGTAATCTCAGCCATCGTCATCCTCCCCTATCAGCCTGTCCACCTCTCGTTGCCCGATCTGCTTGAAGTCGAATAATGTGCCACCGGATATCTGGATAGGGGAAGTAGGAGGGTCGGCGGACTGGTCCACCCACACCCCTCGGTACTGCTCCCACCCCTCTCCCGGCTCGGTAGTCACCTTGGCAACCCAGAACTGGGCTTCTGTCTCGGAGATCCTTCTCCTGCTTACCTTAACCAGCTCTCCTATGTAAAACCCGCTAGTGTTAGCCATCAGCGTTCACCTCCCGCTCCTTGTCAACCGTGTCCAGCTCCCTCTCCCCCACCGGCTTCCTCAAGTCGCCGGGCACCCCCATCACGACGTTGGTGCAATGCTGCGCCCAATATGAGCCAAACATCCCATCGCAGTACGCCCTCAACGTCCGGCGTGAGTATTGGTATGGCATCCCGGTGTTGTCATTCGGCATCGGCACCCTCCAGTCTGTCCAACTCCCTCTCCCCCACCAGCTTCAGGTTAGAGTCCCACCATTGGGTATTGGTAGCGTACAGGCTGACCCACACCCGGCCCTGACCACGATGGGCACCATTGGCAATGAGGTGCATCCTTGTCCTCTGTACTACGTCGGTAGACCGGAAGTCGGTATCCGGTGGATTGAGCCTAGGTTGCCTATTCATCCCCCTCCTCCAATCTATCCACCTCTCGTTCCCCTATTTTCTTCCACAGGGGGCGGTCGAGATCACGGATGGGGTAGTGGAAGCAGTATGTGGCATATTGGTGCTGCACCCAGGTGTACCCAGACCCTCTTGTATCCATCCTCAGCTCTATGCGTGATAGCTGTATCGGTATCCCCTTATTGGCCGTCATGTCGCGCCTCCAGGTGGTCCAACTCCCTGGCACCAACGATCTTGGGTTTGGTGCCCACCATGGGGTTCATCCCATCGTCAACGGCCACAACATTCACCCACAGCACATGGCAGTTGCACTCTCTATGCTCCCTCTCGTCTGCGCTCAGTGCAGACTCCGCCTTCAGCTGCCACCGAGCATGCCAACTGGACATCAACTGTGCTCTGCTGTATTGGATAAGGTCAGGCATTGGTTGGCTCCTTTTCTTCAAGGGTATCCAGCTCACCTCGCCACCTCCAGATGGTCAATCTCCCTCTCCCCCACCACCTTCAGCCCCAGCTTCACAAAGTCCTTACTAGCTCCCCAGCTGAGCCTATTACCGCCTTCGTTGGGCATTACAGCCAGGTATGTAGGGTAGCCCCTTGAAGAGTCATGGATGCATGTATCGGCATAGAAGTTCTTGCTGTATCTCCTCAGTATGCGCCTCCTCGATACCTGCAATATGGGTTGGATCATTGCTCCCTCCCTAGTTTGTCAACCTCTCTCTTGCCTATGAGCTTGAGGTTGAAGGGGAATAAGGCGTCGGTAGTACCATTAGACCTTTTTACATTGTGGGTCTTGAGTGGGGGCAATAGTCGGCTACCTTCACGGGGAGTACGTTCACCCCACTGTCGCGGAACCCACCCTCCAGCGTCTTGCACCGCTTCCTCGTCACTTGGACAATATCCCCTTCTTTCCACTCCACCATCACCCAACCTCCTGTGTTGTATAGCCGCTCCTTAGCTTCATCCCATACCAGAAAGGACAGGATCAGTGATTAGCCAACCCTGTCCCTCCGTGGTCTAGACTGAATCTAGGTTGTTAGGTCAACATTCCAACAACGTTCCCCTCACCCGCTACTCTGCTTTCAGCCGGTCAAAGCTCTCGTTCTCCCAGCTCTCCAGCCCGCGATCCTTGGCGAACTTGAGGTGAAGCAGGTTGACCTGCATGGCCATGGTCTCCTTCGGCCCCAGATCACGGCTGGTGTAGTCGGTACCGGCCTGAACGGTGCTCAGCTGGTCCATGTTGGCTTTCTTCAGCCAGGTAGCGGTCCCGCCGATGACGCTCTTGCCGTCGATGAGCGCTGCGTTGGCGCACTCTATGTTGCCCGCGCTCTGAATGGTCGGCGTACCGATGTAGGTCTTGCCGCCAAGGGTAACTACCTTCACCGCCGCTGCCAGTTCGCTAATCGCTGCAAAGTCCATAATGTCCTCCTTCTGCGATGTGGTGTTAGTGATTGGGTCCGGGTTCGGCCTATCCTCACCCTGCCTCTGGTTGTCTGTTTGGTCCTTCCGTGCCCTACGCACCATCCTATACCCTCCACCATGTTAAAGGTTGGTTGATTGGTCCCCTTGCCTACGCCCCCTTTGCCACCTCCGCCGTCTCCTTGTCGTGCGGAATACCTGTGAGTGAATCCATATCGTGCAGTGCTACCGCTACTGCTTCGAGCAGTATGTTTCTTACCGCGTGAACCGCTGTACTCAGCTCGTCGGCCATTGGTGCTTCCGGCCTGGTCTTGAGCTGGACTACTGCATCGTTGACGTTCTGCAGCATGGTGTTGAGCATCTCGGTAGTGGTCTTGGCCGCGTGGTATTCCCTAAAGCTGCCATTGCGCACAGCAAGAAAGATACCACTACCTACCCTCCTCAGCACATACGGATCTGATATGAAGTAGCACCATGCCTCGACCTTGCTCCCGTCGGCCAGCATGACCTCGATGGGCTTCCTCGCATACAGGTTGTCCTTCCTCCCTGGCTTGTAGTTCTCGATGGCATCCACCCTGGTCAGCACACTCTTGGGGGCTGTATACACCTCCCCCACCGCTCTGCACCATCCCGGCTCATCCACCAGCATGGGGTAGCCGCCCCCGTACATCGGGTATTGCTCCACGGTCTTAGCTGGACCCAAGAACTCTACATCCTTGTGCCTCAGTACTTCCCAATACCCCATGCCGCTCATCAGCGTACCATATACGAACAACGTGTGCTTGGGGTCAGGCTCAACGACCGCTGCCACTATGTCCTTTTTTTTCCTCGCCATCAGCCACACCCTCCTTTCTACAGGCTCAGTACCTCCACAACTTCCATCTCCGCCGCACGTATCGCCTCGGCATCGGCCTTGGCTATACTCACTGCCATCTGCATCGTAGTACAGGCCATGGCCTCCCCACCGCACTTCACCACGACCTCCACCCACTTCTCCTTGCCCGATGCAAGGATTTTTTTTCGTTGGACAACGAACGTACCAGCCACGGGGTCTTTGAGTATGCGGTATGGAAGGCCGCTGGGGTTGGGCTTAGCATCCACCGCGCTTGCTGCCTCGGTATTCGCCAACCCTGCCAGCTTGCGGAATGTTGCCCAATCACCATTGGCCTTCCTCACAGCACTAATCCTCCGCTTGTCCTGGGGCCTCATCACCGTCCTCCAACGTCTGCAATGCTTCCTGCAGCAGCCTACGATATGCTGCCACGACCTTGGCAAACTGCCTAATATCCGTCGAAGTAATGCTCATCATGCTCCATCCTCCACAGCACAATGTCTCTCCAGTTGAGGTAATCCACAACGCTCCACATTTTTTTTTCCTGCCCCACTGCACATCCTCCTCTGTCAGTGTTCCCTGCCACCCTTACCTTCGACTAAAACCAATCACTCGGTATTGGCCTTGGTCCAAGGTTAGTGGGAAGGGGTTGCATACTCCATGGTAGATCATACCATGTTCCCTTCCCACTCTTGGGTGCAGACTATAGGCCACTCACTAACCTACACTCTGCGGAGGGCATCAACAATGCGCTTGTCAATGCCGATGTCGTTGAAGAACTGGATGGCCTCGTCTGCTGCCCTTCCCTTATCCTTGAACAGCATGGCATTGCGCCGGAAGACCTTCTTTAGCTTCTCTGGCGCTCTCCGGAACGGTGTGAGTGCTTCCAACATGTCGCCCTGTCCGTCATAGCTCGACTGTTTCATTTCCCTGACTCCTTACAGCTAAGGTCCATTGCACACTTGGAGCAAACGTATGTACGACCATTGGTCCAGTACGTCTCTCCGAACTCCACTTCACAGCCGCAATCCGCCATGAAGTCCTCTACCGTTGCAAACTCATGCCATTGTGCCGCCATGATGCTTACTCCTCGTATTCCGATTCGTGTTCTGCATTGAGCCTTGCCCATGCTAGTGGCTCCTTACGCTGTGGCTGGAGAACCTTACCTTTGCCGCCAGTGTGTGTATGGCCGTCCTCAGTATCCCCTTGGCATACTTGGCATCATCTCCGCGCCATGATTGGAGATTGGCTACCACGTCCTCCAGATTGCCAAGGATGACATCATCGCTGCCGTTGGTCTCTATCAGGCACATACCATGCCTTGCATGGTCAGCAGCGTAGTCAATCAGTCTACGCTTGCACATGGCATCGGGATTGCCATCGGCCAAGACCATTCTGAGTGCCTTCTGAATACTGCTTCTTTCCATCTGTTCCATCGCCCTCTTCCTTTTTTTTTCTCTAGCCCCATGACATTCCAGCAACCGCTGCTGTGTGCATGTGGGCTATACTGAGTGAGTGTTATACTAGCCCATGCAGGCCAGTTCTGGTGAAGGGGAAAGCGGACCAGTCCAGCCCGCTACCCCCTCGATTGACTTACGGTTAGATTGCGCCCTTCGCTTGAAGCCTGGCAATCAGACTACCACGATTGCCAGATGATGTACTGGCGGATACATCCTCTGGGAAGAACAACATCGGGCCTGCCCCAGTTCGTACCTCCCGTAATCCTACCTTTGCAGCCTCAGTGCTTACCAACGACCAGACGTGTTTGCGCTGGGCCTCTTGCTCAGCACTGTAGATTTGCACTACCCTAAGCTTGCCGCTTGGCCTTCCCTCTTTATCGGCCAGTTCTTTACGCTCCGACTTCACTCCGACTGTGGGATACGGTATCCCAAAGAAGTCGGCAAAGTCGCCGTAGCAGTTCCTCAGTATCAACCCCTTGCTTGTTGTCTCCTTGCCCGTTGTCTTGTCCTTATACGGGCGGTTAGTCTCCTTGGCATCGACCACAGCTAGCTTGAGGAACTGCCCCATGCCTATCTTTGCCCTTGCCGTTGCCGCTTCATTCGCCTGTACTGCCTTGGGATCTACAAATCTCTTTGCCATTGCCCTGCTCCTTGTGAGTGCTTTGTGCTACCCATGCCTTGGGCTTTGCTTCGGCCCTATGCCTTAGCCCTTGCCCCCTTGCCTTGCCCTTACCTAGCTCCGCCAACTCGGTTACAT